ATAATTTAATTGGTTTGTAATTGCTTTCTTTGCATATTCCCCTAAAGACTTAAATGCATAAACTGATTCTGCTGTTTCTCCAAGTAATCCATTAGAAATTGGAACACCAGAATTATTAAAATATTGTTTTGTAAAATCTCTAGAGTACTTATTACCACCGGTAAATACATCAGTCGAAACTGCATCTACTAGGTATCCAAGATCTCTTGCACACTTATTAATTGTAGAAATTCCTAAGTCTTCGTTAAAAATAGAAAGAACAGATAAACTTCCAGCACCAATTACAGATACTACAATTCCAACTAAGTTATCAATATTCGATTGAACATCCGCACAAGCATTTGGATTTCCGGAAGGAAGATTTGGTTCAAAAGTACCAATATTAGGATATGTAGAAAATCCAGAACTAATTCCAATTTCTTTGTAATTTAATTGATTTGTAATTGCTTTTTTAGAATAATCTCTTAAAGCATTAAAAGCAGTAATTGATTCTTGAGTTTCTCCAACTAAACCATTTGAAATTGGATTGCCATTATTATCAAAATATTGTTTTGTAAAGTCTCTGGAATATTTGTTACCACCAGTAAATACATCAGTTGCTACTGCTTCAACAAGGAATGACAAATCTCTTGCACATTTAACACCACCAGGAGATACAGTTGTTCCAATTCCAACAGATAAATCAAAGTATCCACGATTTGCTGTTGCTGGGAATGGAGCATTAGTATTTCCAGCACCAATTGAGACTGTTACAATACCAACCAAATTATCAATATTTGACTGAACATTCGCACAAGAAGTTGGATTTGTGTTACTTCCAGTAAGTGAATCTGGAGTAAGTGTCAGATCACTATAAGCAGCACCAACTAATGTGTTGGTAATTGCCTGCTTCATCAAATTTCTTGATTGATCAAACGCAAATACAGAAGGTGCTCTTTCTGTTGTTGCTATACCAATAGGAGTTGTTCCATTAAAATATTGAAGAACAAAATCCCTTGAATAACTATTTCCACCCGTAAAAACATCTGTGGAAATAGCATCTATAAAGAAACCAATATCTCTTTTACACTTAGTTTCAGTATAATTAAATTCGGGATAAGTATTAGAAGTTGCAGTCCAAGCGAAACCAACAATTACGTCTTTATTTTTTTGTATCAATCTATAAGCATCATAATATCTAGATCTTGGAGTAGTTGACCCAACACCTACAGTATCATCACCAGGAAAATAAAAATCAGAATGTGCTATTGCAACTGAAGCAAGTGCTTTGTCTACAATTTCTTGCTTATTTAATGTAATTAATCTTGAGGCATCATAGTATCTATTTTGCTTATAAGGATCTGGATCATCAGGGAACTTAAATCCTGTTGAAAATCCTACAGCAATGGAAGCAAGTGCTTTGTCTACAATTTCTTGCTTATTTTTTTGTATTAATCTTGTTGCATCATAATATCTGGATCTTGAATTAGTTTCAGTTTCTCCAGGAAAATAAAAATTTGTATCTGTATAAGTATTATACTCAACTGCAATTGCTGCTAAAGATTTATCTTGAATTTCTCTTTTATTTGCTTGAATTGAATTATATGCATCTAAATATCTTCCTGGGGCAACAGCAAATGCTTCAAAAACATATCCTTTTTTGCCACTTGGATAGGTTACAATTCCAGGACCAGAAGGACAAGTAAATTCAAGTCCAGCAATACTAATACCCATTCCTACAGAAAACTCATGAGGAGTTTGTGTAGTAATAGTCACAACTCCACTTACATTGTCATATTTTGCATTTACAACATCTAAAATTGGAACATTTAAATCCAAAACAAAAGTATCAGCATTTGCAGCTACACTTTCTGTTAAGATTCCAGTATATTTGAGAGGTCCAATTCCGTCAGCAACTAATGCATAATTACCAAATGATGAGTTGGAGTTTGTAAGGTCGCAAGCAGCACCAGACCCACAAAAAATCGCAATATCATCACAGATAGTAAAAATAGAAACTAACTGTGCATATCCTTCGTTGGTAATTGAAACTCCAATTCCACCTTGATTGTATTGGGTATATGAATCAACCACCATTGATTTTGTTGGACCTATTGCTTTAGATCCATCAATTTTCATTCCAATACTATTTGGAATGAAATTAGTACAGTTTTGAACATAAGGTGATTGATCAAAATATCCAACTTCTTCTGGATTAAAAGCAAAAATAGCCTTTCCCGAATTTAAAGTTCCAGTATAAGACATTTCGGCAACATAATTGCCATTAGAAACATGAAATAAATCTTGATCAGGATTTAGAGGAATTACAGATACTTCTCTTAAACTATCACCAACTATTGATACTTGTTCTGGTACAACTATAGGATTATCTTCTAGATAAGATCCAGCACTAACTCTAATAACTGTTCCTGTGGTTGATTCTGCGATTGCTCCTTTAATTGTTGCTTTTGCATCTCCAAGTTTTCTTCCTGTATTGGAGTCGTTTCCGTCTCTTGTGACATATAAAACATTAGTAACTGTTGCTCCTGCACCGATGCGAATAATATCCGTTCCAATTCCAGGTCTTTCCCTTTTTGCAGTTAGCTCACCATCATAGGTGTTGTAAGCTAATTCTGCACTTAAAAGCTGTTGTGGTGTAGGTCTTTTGCCAGGAACAGCAGACCTTTTTATACGAATTGGAGTTGCCATTATTGCATTCGGTATTTACCAAATAAAACAGTATTTACTGTCTTGTTTTATTTATGCGACAAAATTATTTCTCTTTTTACCATAACAAAATAAATTGACTGGAGGATTAGGTTTCATCCAGTTTTGTATTTTTTCATAGTTTTCATAAGAAAAAAATTCCTGAGAAAAATACCAATCTTCCCAGAAATTATGCCCTTTAGATTGATTACAAGAATGACAACAACAAACTAAATTTTTTGTGAAGTCAGTTCCACCTTTTGATTGTGGAACAACGTGGTCTAAAGTTAAATTATCTTCTGAATTACAGTAAGCACATTTATGTTCCCAACTCTCTTTTATATGTTTTCTCCATAATCGTTTTGCCTCTGAACTAGAAGTTGTATAAAGATTAAACAAATACTCATCGGAATTATGGAGAGGAACCATAAGTAACTGCAACTTATAGTTATTTATCTTTTATATGTAAAGTATCAAACACTTTTTATATTTTTCATTTTTTAAAGTTAAATATTGATTTATGTATTTTCATACCAAATTTTGAAACTAGGATAATCCCATTGACCATATTCACCACTCCCCAAAATTGTATCTATAGGATAATTTCTACATTCAAAATAATTTTTAGATGCAACATAATCTATAGTATTTTTAAATTTTTCATCTGGATCGAATAAAAGAGATTTTGCATATTCCCAAAATGGTGTTTTATATTTTGATCCTTTTTGATAATGCCATAAAATAAAAGTTTCTATTTCTTTCATATGATTTCTTATATTTTTATTACATGTTTCTCTGTCAATCACGTTCATAATATAAGACCAAGAATTATCGGCAACCATAAGATAAAACCCAATTGAGGTTGCTTCTAATGGTTCCAAAAAAGCAAGTTTGTTGCCATTTAAAATTGTTCTTTCTCCAGAAAAACAATTTTTTGCGATATAATTTTTAAATCCAAAATCATCATTAGGAACAACATCGAACAACTCTATAAAATTTTGTTTTGCCTCTTCAATAGTAGTAATTGTATCATTAAATAAATATCCGTAAGAAACGCTATCATGATTAGGAATTGCAAAAGTCCATCCATGAGGAGTAGCGACACATCTTGTATAGGTCAATCCAATATCAAATCCATTCTTGCGTGCAAGAATAACATGATTTAATGGATTAATCAATTTATCATATAATTCGGGATCTCTATTATTTTTTCCACGGCAATCGAAAATATAATCGGCATCAATTTCTTCTTCGGGATTTATAATATTTTTATCAACAATTTTAAATAATCCAGATTCTAATAAAAATTTAGAGAGCAAGTTTGGGGTGCAATGTAGTGCTTGATGGGATATTGGAAATGGATGAAATATTTTATCTTTTTTATTTCCCCAATTTTCATAAAGAATACCATCTTTACGAGTAGCTTTAATTGGATTGTTATCGTAAAAATCAAATCCAAAAACTTCATAAAGAAGTGATGCATATGGTATTGTTGATCCTTGACCAACTTTTTCAATTGGAATCAAAGAATCGTAATAAATGGATATTGGTTCGAAAAAATCTTTAGCGCGATAATAATAAAGTGCTGTAGAACAAGCAGCATTTCCAGCACCAATAATAGCAATTTTCTTTTTTCTCATTCTATTTTTTCATTATTTGTATTATTTAGATAGTGCTTACTTAGATCGTTTTACGATTATCTTAATTATTTCCATAAATGTTATAAAGATATAATGTAAATCTTCACTGAGTTTGTTCTTCATTTAATTCATATATTTCATTTGAATTTTTTCTTTTTTGATACACATAGCGAGTTCCATCTGGTCTCTCACAAATATAATCCGTATCATGTGATGTGTATAACTTTACTTGAATGAGTTTATCGTTTTTGCCTATCATAAATAATCTCTATTTTTTTACTTGTTGTATACTTATCTGAAGACCAATAATAATGTATTTCTCCACCAAGTTCTTTAGTAAGTTCTTCTAATAATGGTTTAATTACTTTTAATTTTTCTTCTAAGTTCATATTTAGTTGGTTTCTCTAATTTATATTATCCAATAGATCTATATCTTTTAGCAATTTGAGGTTTCTGTATTCTACCATCAGTTTTTATAATTTTACGTGAAGCGTATTCTGGATTCATGGCAACAGAGTAGTGTCTTCTGCCAAATTGGTCGGTATGTCTTTGACCTCTCGTTTTAACTGCCTTTGCACCTTTTTCTGGTTCATTTTTTATTGATTTTTTGGGAACCAGCATGGTTATATTTTTTGGTTTATCAGAATATCTTGCACCAAATCCTCTTGCAGTTTTTGGATTTGTTGAAGTATGAACTTCACCTTCTCTACCACCAGTAAAATCACTCTTCTTGATTTTTTCAGCAGATTCTGGTGAAGTCCCATGATGAAGTCTTATAAATTCTATTTTTTCACCAGTTCTTTTAAATGCTTCAGTAATAAAATCTTTATAAGTCTTCATCTTTCTTTTTTAATTATTTAGATAATCCATATTACTTTATCCTAATGCAAAATCCAATGCTTTTTTTGCTGTTATCATAAGTTTATTATAAGTTCTATCTTGAAGATTTGGTATTGAAAGAGAAAATCCTAATAGGTCTCCTTCTGGGTCATCTGGTATTCCTACTGGTTGTATAAAAAATATTCCAGCATGAGCAACACATTTCCATCCAATATCAACAAAACCCAAATCTCTCAAAGCACATTCCAACTTAAGAGAATAACACCCGTCTTGTAGTGTCATATTCGGTTTTCCGAACTTTAAGTTATTTATTGAAATAAAGACATTATAAAAAGAAAGATGCCAAAAAGTTGGAAGAATAGAAGTATGGTAAGCATTATTTTTTGCCTAGAAGAACCCAAAAAGTAGATAATCTGTAAATTATTTCCTCACAAGGATAAGAATAATTTATATTATTTTGATTTTCATATTCGCTTTTTTGTTCTTTTAAGAGGTTAATAAACTTTTTAATTTCATCTCGAAATTCTTCTTTATTGAGTGTCATTTTTTTTAATCACCTTTGATTATTATAACACGATTTTTATATTATTGGATATATGAAGAGAAAGAGTCCAAAGAGTTGGAAGAATAGGAGTATCTGTTAGTCAATTTAATACGATGGGTTCTTCATCTTCCCACTCAAACTTTTTATTTTTAGAAAATTCTACTATTCCTCAATAAATTATTCTAATCGGATTCTTTTAGAAGTATCAATACCTCTTGCTTTTTGATAATTGGAAAGACCACCTGGACTGGAAATAAATCCAGTTTCAGTGCATTGCCATCTTTGAGAACCTAGTCGTTTAGAATTTTCACTTCTTTGTTCTTTTGTTAATTTAAAAATACCTATTCCCAATTTTTTACATTTTTTGCCACCCTTGCTTCCTCCCTTTATAGATGATTTACTATGCTCTTCTTTGCTTCTATTAAAAATACCTATTCCCAAGTCTTTACATTTTTTGCCTCCCATTTTACAAACATCAATTTTTTGTTGTTCTGTTAATGAAAAAATTCCCAGTCCAAGTTCTTTGAATTTTTGTCCAGTTACTTGACCACCTTTTCTAGCAACTTCTATTCTTTCTTTTTGTGTAAATCTATGAATACCAATACCCAGTTTTTTTGTCCTTTCGCCCTGCATCTTTCCATTTCTAACCGCACTATCATGTGAGAGATAAAAATTTCCATTTGCATTATGTTGATTCGCAAAATGTGAATTTTTTCTTACATCATAAAACTCATGAAGAATCTCCTCTGCCTTTGCCAATTCTTCTGCAGTATCATAAGTTTCCAGAATAATCTTTTTAGTTGGTTTAAAGGTCTTATCCTTATAAGAACCAAAATACCTTACATCTTCTTCGGGTTTACATTTACAAGAGCGTTTTCCAATATAACCTCTTCCCCATTCTTCGTAACTATAATAAATGTAATAATATTTTTTCATATCTTATTGGTGCTTTTGTAGGTATTTAATCATTTTTACCGTAACACCAATTGTGTTTTCCATAATGCTCTACTGCTTTCCTAGTATTTTGTCTTGGAGTAACATATTCCAGATTATCCAATCTATTATTCGTAAAGTCGTGGTCTTTATGATTTATAAAGATACACTCTCTTACTATTTGTTTTACACTTTCGGGAGTTCTTTCCCATTCTTCAATTGGAACTGGCGGATTTTCATCAATGGGACAAAAAGTTTCCATTACCAATTGATGAACTCTTCTATCTCTTGTAATGCTATTTTTACTGGATGTAGTTAATCTATATTCCCAATCAAAAAAACCTTTCGGAAAAGTCAAAGATATACTCATTCCCCTATTTTGTTTTCTTGCTTTTTTAATCTTTCTAAAATTGGGGTCAAAAATCCAACCAATATTTCCTCCACATTGTTTTTTATGAGTAACTATATTCCCATAATTTGATACAGAATATCCTTCATAAACTTTTCCATCAACTACAATGTTTTTCCATTCTTCTTTCATAATCAATTAGTTTTTAATTTCCGATTTGCGTAATCTATAACTTCTTGTATCGGTAGTTCTTTTACAAAATGCTCTGAACCACCTATTATACCATAAAAAAAGAGACCCGTAAAGGTCTCTTTGATTATTATTCAGTTTTTAAGAAACTCAACCAATTGCGGGAGCAGTCAGAGCAACGGGAGTTGCTTCAGTGCTAGCCAAATCTAAAGGAAAGTTGTGCAATTGTGTTATCGTAGTGGTTCTTTATCCTCTACTTCTTACTGTCGCCAGTAAGTTCAGACTATCTCTTCATCCTTAAAATATATTAAGGAGTCGGGCATTCGTGGATGGATTATTGTTGGGACTCACCATCTAGTCGTTAGACCTTTCAGAAAACTTTAACCCTTTCTGACTTGGTACGGGATTGTCTACTTGAGAGTTTCCCCGTTTAACCCGATTTTACTAATGCCTATTACTAGGCAAGAACACCAACAAATCTAGCGTTCCTTTCGTGGATTACTTCGAGTCCCAACCCAGCACGATTGAGGACATCTGCCCAGGTAGGAATTACTCGGTTCTGACTATCAACGATAGACTGGTTGAAATTAAATCCGTTAAGGTTAAAAGCCATAGTGCTAACACCAAGAGCAGTAAACCAAATTCCTACAACTGGCCAAGCAGCAAGGAAGAAGTGAAGACTACGTGAGTTATTAAAGGAAGCATATTGGAAAATAAGGCGTCCAAAATAACCGTGAGCAGCAACGATGTTATAGGTCTCTTCTTCTTGACCAAATTTGTATCCATAGTTTTGACTTTCATTCTCAGTGGTTTCACGAACCAGTGAGGAGGTTACAAGTGAGCCGTGCATCGCTGAGAAAAGACTTCCTCCGAAAACTCCTGCGACGCCCGCCATATGGAACGGATGCATCAGGATGTTGTGTTCTGCTTGGAAAACCAACCTATTAAGCAGAACGAGGAACCTATGTTTCCATAGGGATTGGACTATATCATCAACCTTTTACTTTTTCCCATCTGATTTTTGCCGCTTTACTTTGTTGTTCTTTGCGAGTTTCAGAAAGAACTAATCTTCTTTCTTCTATAACTTCAAGGCATTCATTTATTCTTTGAGTTCTTCTACTACCCATATAAGGTAATATCTGTAAGAGAACTTTTTCTACTTCATCTCTTTTAGTGAGACTTATAGCATAAATGGTTTTTCTTTCAGTTGTTTTCGCTTTTTCATTTATTGGAACATTATTGAGAAGTTTTGCTGCCTTTTCAACAACATCCTTATCAGTCATAGAAAGTCTAATAACTACCTGAGTTGGATGATGATGTCTAGGTTTAGTTATCTGAAAATAACCTTCTCCTTCCAATAAACCTGCTAACCAAGCGGCGTCAATATCAGTCATTTGTTTATCCTCAACTTATATTATTATTTATACATCTACCTATTTCTAGGTGGTGTCGTTGGATAAACATTATATCATAAAAGGTTGTCGGGCGCTAGTGTCGTATTACATTCCACGCTTGGAAAACCGACTAGTCTCTGAACCTTACACAGAAGTATCGTCTGTGTCTTGGATGCTGATTGCCGTATCCATAAAGGACTTAGGTTTCCAGCAGTTCACCCGATTTATACTACACATTGGTTTAGTTTATGTAGTTGAAAGTTCCACTAATACCAAGAGGCATAGCATCACTAAAACTTCCTTGACCGAAAGGATATACAAGGAATACGGCACTCGCAGCAGCAACAGGTGCAGAGTAAGCAACCATAATCCATGGACGCATACCTAGACGGTAAGAGAGTTCCCATTCACGACCCATGTAGCAGTAGATGCCGATGAGGAAGTGGAATACAACAAGTTGAAATTCACCCCCATTGTATAACCACTCATCAAGGGAAGCAGCTTCCCAGATTGGATAAAAATGCAATCCAATCGCATTAGAACTTGGTACTACGGCACCAGAGATGCCTTCCATGAAATCCATTCTTCATCTTCACAAGGTATCCAACCTTCTAAAAATGAAGCAACCATAGACCTAAGAGAGTAATAAGGAAAATTAGTTTTCTTTGCCCATGCTTTAGCAGTGGGTTTTGGGTTTCCTGATAAAATCCAAATTTCATAGATTTCATCAGCAACAATCCAAGGTTTAATATTTTTTCCTTGTCTCCACTTAGAAACTTTCTTAGCAACCTCAGGGATTTTCATATAGTTTTTATCACCAGACATTTTAGGAAAGTTGTATCCAAGAGAAATTAATTTACTCCTATCAACATTTCTAGTCCAATGATTATCTCCAAGCATACCATCCCATTTTTCTGAGTTGATTTTTCTTGGATGACCTTCACCTTTCAAATGCTCCCAGTATTGAGGATTTTTATTTCTGGCATGATTTTTACCAGTTCCCCATCCTTGTGGTTCGTTTGAAAGATTTAAACAACCATTTCTACCATAATGAATAGAAAGCATTTTTCTTTCAGTTTCTCTTTCATCAGTATCTTCATTGAATATTTCTAAAAACATCCAATCATCTGGATACCTTTTAAGAGAATTATGAAAATGGTCATTCCCTTTAAACTTTCTATGAAATTTTTCCCTCTTTTTAAGAGTCATTGAAGTTGAACCCCAATAATAATCTCCATTAGAAAGTCTAAGTGCTAAGTAAGTTATCATGGAAGTTAGACTATATCTTCATCCTTTATTTTATTATATCATAAAGGAGTTGGGCGCTCTAGCCTGTTATTAAGGAGACTGAACTCCTCAGGTAGTCGTTGAACCTTTCTTGAGTGTACTCAAGACTTGGCTGCTGATTGAGGTGGTATTCCCTTTCCAGCAATTCACCCAATTTACTTCTTACGATTACTCGTAAGTGACACCATCTAGATGTTGTTACCGTACATAAGCGAACCAGCAACTGGTTCCCTAATACCATCAATGTCAACCGGTGGTGCTGCAATAAAAGCAACAATGAAACAAATTGTAGCGGCGAGAAGGCAAGGAATCATAAGAGTTCCAAACCACCCCACGTATAGACGATTGTTAGTGGAAGTTACCCACTGACAGAAATTTTCCCACGCCGAAGTATTTGAGCGACGTGAAGCAATTGTAGCAGTCATAAGAATTAAAAGAAAATAAGTGAATCCAGGGAAGATTCTAAACGTTATTTTCCTTCACTACCCTCAAGTGAAGGCAAGATGAGAGACTTCTTTTTAACCTCCCCATAGGTCTCGGTTGAAGGAGGTACAAAAGTCAGGGTTTCCTGACCCGTGTATGTATATATCATACCATTGTCAGGAAATGCTGTCAATGAGTAAAAGCACTCATTTCAAATTCAACTGGAATATTCAGCAATTTTATCCAGAACTTTATCCAAATATTTGTTTGCTATCCTCTTTGGGTCTGATGAATAATACATTTCATCATCTGCAAGTTCTTTTTTATATCTAAGAACCCAATGTTTGATTTCATCTTTTGTCAAAATACCTCTAGCCATGAAATAAAAAAACTCTCTTCAAGTATATAGCATGAAGAGAGTTTTATTTTTATCGTGAAGTTTTAATAATGATTGAAATAATCATTATGGAAATGAGTATTCCCATAAAATGGGGAAAGTGCATTTTTTGAACTTTAGTAAGTTTTTAGTTTTTTAATATAAAATTTCTACCAAACACCAGGAATAACTTGACCCGTCATAAGATAAGCACCTACAGCAGCAACAAATCCAATCATTGCAAGGCGTCCGTTTAGAGTTTCAGCACGCTCAGTGAAAATTTTGTTCATTTTAATTAACTCCTTTTTGTTTTGTTTTGAATGACAATAAACTTATCTTTGGGTAAAATGCCTGCGACTTTGACTTCTAATTCGTCATTTACATCCCAAGCACCACTATCAACTAATTCTTGAAGGGCTTTTGAAAGATGCCCTAACATTGTAGCAGACATTAATAAGTCTCACAAACTTTTTCTACAGAAAAACTCAAAAGAACTAGAAAAGCAACTCCAGTCAGTGTAAAAATTACTTCAGCCATCAGAAAATACCAAAGAAGAATTTACCAGTGATAGCATAAGAAATAAATCCAGAAATAATACCCATCATTGCCCACCTACCATTAGTCAATTCTTTTACTTCATTAGGTGAGAGCATACCATATTTTTCATAATACATAGTGGGTTCTTTTGCGAACATATTCATTTGTCCACGTTCATCAGTCGTTACGGTCATTGAAGTTTTATGAAGAACTGTAACAGTATATAGGAAGGCAAGAGTGTTGTCAAGCTCTTCTGTCAGGATTTACTGATTTTCTGGTTCTGGTCTTGTTGGTTCAGTAATTCTTCCAAGATATGGGTCATAATTCATCAATTCATCAATATTCATTTCATATCCTTGATGTTCCCAATAATTTAGTAACCCGTCATGACTAGCACGATGAAATACATCAATATGTTCTGGATGAATAGAAGAACCTAATTCAATCCGATATAAAAACAAAGGAATTGCATAAGTATTTCCTGAATTATAAATTAAATCATCAGCAACTGCTCTTGGTCTTACACCTTGGTCTAGTTTATACTTATCATCACGAACATGAAACTTTAAAAGTTTTTCTGCATGATGTCTACTAATCATATATGCAGCGGTGGAAAAATCATTAATAAATCTCTTATGAAGTCTTACATGTAAATTACCAGTACAAATAATGGCAAGTTGAATTACATCATAGTCATAAGGAACTTTAGAATAAAAATCCTTCCACGAAAAATTCCAAAATTTTACAGTTTGCAAATCAACATCATCTTCCATAAAAATGGCGCAAGAAGTGTCAGTTGTTTCATACCAATGTTTAATTGCTTTAAGATGAGAAGTAGTGCAACCAATTTCACCTGATGTCATATCTTCAGGATACTTACCCTTAATAATATCACTCAAGTCATCTTCTCTACCATCGTAAGCAGAAATACGGGTATAATTTTCTATTTCCCAATATTTAAATTGTTCTTCCATATATTGTGCTCTTTCTGGTTGCCCATCAAGATTTAAATAATAAACTGGAGGAAGATTTTTAAGTTTATATGCTGATTTATTTTTATCCATTATGAGCATTGTTTATAACTTTAATTATACTAGGAAAATAAAAATTTTCATATATATTTTCCCAATCAAATTTTTTTGAGTATTGTAAAATTTGATCTCGATTATTTACTGAATATTCTCTATTTTCAATTATTTTAGTTTTGATATAATCAATATCAGATATTTTATTTTCTGAAATAACTGTTATAAATTTTTTATTCAAATCTAAATTTGCAGTTGCACATTCCGAAACAACTAAACCAAGACCTGCAGATAAAGCTTCAGTACAAACTCTTGGGTGAACTTCTCCATCAGATATTAAAACTAAATTTCCATACTCAGTCAATTCTTTAAAAATTTTACTTTTTGGAAATTCTCCTAGATAATTTTTTGATGAATCAAATCTGGGATCAGATAAATTTCCAGCAAACCAAATTGAATCAATAGATTGTAAAAAGTGTTGCTTTTTACGAGGTTCAATTTTACCCAAACAAATAGTTTTATTTGGATATTTTGGGCTTTTAGAAAACCTATAAAGGTCAACATCAATTCCATTTGGAATTAAAAATAATTTATCTTTAGGTATTTTTAATTCTTCATAATAAACATTATTGATTCCTTGAGACAAACCAAATACATTAGGTTTAATTCGTCTAAATTGTTCAAAAACTCTTTGTCTATATGGACCCATCATATCAGGATTTTCAATATAAGCAAAATGAGTTGATATTGCACATGGATATTGTATATAAGGATATATAATAACCCAATCGTCATATTGTATGTGAACAAAATCTGGGCGAAACTGATTTACTTGAGAGATAATTTCTCTTGGATCTAAAACATTAATAATTTGTATTTCATGCCCAAGTTTTGTAAGAGACAATTTCATATCCCAAATTAAATGTTCAATACCTCCCCAACCGTTAGGTGGAATTGGCAGTAAACCAGGTCCAATAAAAGAAATTTTCATAGACTTTTAATCCACTCCAACACATCAGTCTCAGGCTTCCAACCAATAACTTCACTTATTTTCTGAATATCAGCCAAAGTAGTTTCCATTTCACCAGATCTTTTTGGAAGGTTAACTTGATTTATAGAAATCAAATCAGCAATCTCTTTAATGAAATAATTTTTTCCACTACCTACATTAAACACATCTCCCAAATAATTTTTACCATTTATATCAAGATTTGTTGTTGCCGCAAGATAATTTGCTTTTGCAACATCTTTTACATAAACAAAATCTCTTTTTTGAGATCCATTGCCAACAATTGTTAATGATTCATCATTATCTTTTTGCCTTTGAAAAATACTTACGACAGGAGCATACTGACCCCTACTTGGAGATCTTTCCCCAAATACATTAAAATAACGTAAGGATACTGTTTCTAATCCATACAAATTATAGTACATTTTACAAAATTTTTCAGCAGCAACTTTTGACGCAGAATAAGGATTTAAACAATCATCGGGTTGAGTTTCAACATTTGGCCAAGAATTGTTTCCATATCCAGAAGATGTAGAAGAATAGACAAAACGTTTTACGGCAAATTCTCTAGCACATTGTAAAACCACTGTCGTACCGACACAATTTTTATATACAGCATCTATTGGATTTTCAATCGCAGGTTGAAGTCTAGATTCTGCAGCTAAATGAAAGACATAATCAACATTTTTAAAATAATCTTTTATAGATTCATAATCAGTAATATCTGCTTTAACATTAATTGCATTGCTATTCCAATAAAAAGAATCATTGTTTGCACTTTCATTGTCAATCGCAACAACTTCATGTCCCTTTTCTAAAAGAAAATCAACAAGATTTGATCCAATAAATCCAGCCCCACCAGTAACTAAAGACTTCATTTTTCCTCCTATAGATTAATGCCAATCATGAACGTTCGCTTTGGTTTTTGATAATTTTTCTTTTAGATCTCTTTCAGTATCATAAGTTTCACCCGGGACATGTTGAGTATGCCATTCAATATAAAGTTCATTAATTTTTTGAACTACATTATCTTTCAACAATTTTCTTACAAGTTCAAACTCTGCACCCTCTACATCCATTTTAACAATGATGTAGTCATCTTCATTATACTGATTAATGAGGTGAGAAATATTTACACATTCAACATCAATTACATCTTGAACACACGCTACAACATCACCAGCATTCAATCCCATAACAGAAGATCCTTCATCAATATAAGAATTTCCGTTCTTATCATTAAAAGATCGTCCATCACGATGAGCAGTTGTTCTATTAAATTGAACTGTACCATCATAAATCCACACTGCTTGATTATACACTTCTACAAAAGGAAAATCAAAAAGTTCTTCTTTAAGATTGCAAAAATCATTGGGTTCAAAAGTCTTAACCTCCCAAGATGAATCAATATTAAACATCTCTACAAATTGACGTAGACCTTGCCCACGATTTCCACCAAAATCCAAAAAAACTTTTTTCATTTTAACTCCTAGTAATGTTCTTTATATCCATGGACAACTGCATATTGTTCATTTGCCCAATTTGAATTTCTATGCATTTCAGTAATTTGTGACCAAATTGAATACTTTTTGTCGCATACTAAATGTGCCATCATGAATTGAATATCATAATCTAGTTTTTCGGTAAAAATTCTTGCAAGGTTTTCATAATCTTCTTCAATATATTGCTCTAAAATATGAAACTTAGAAGTAAAGACATCAGATGACATCATAATTCCTCCAGCTGCAGTCCAATAATCAAAATTTGGATTTACTGAATATTTTTCACAAAGACTTTTAAATTTATCAATATGAATGTGAGGATTAGTTAAACTATTTCCAACATCAGGCCAACCACAAAAGTCCACACCCTCTGGGATATTAATTTTTCCTTTAATCAAAACATCATCTTCCATCCACATAACATAAGGTTTATCTGGATACATTTCACATGTTTTTCTAACTCTATTAAAAAACTCAAATACTTGCTGTTTGCCCCTATAAACATGGGCACCAATATTGAAATCAGAAAGAATAAAATCAACATCATACTCTTTAGCAAAATCGGAGTAGTCATATCCATTATCAGACCATAACACATATGGATCTAATGGGTTAAACTGACGGAAAGATTTTATCGCAAATTCGGTTGCTTTTTTATTTTTATAACATTGATGATGAACTACAAAATTCATTTTGATTGCACTTCTTGTTTAAATTTATTCATAGCAGATTCAATTACAACATGCATATCCATATACTTATACTCTGATAATCTACCACCAAAAACAAAATTAGTCAAATCTTTTGTTTTTCTTTGATACTTTTTATAAATTTTTTGGTTTTTTTCGTCATTGATTGGATAGAAAGGTATCATACCTTTTACATATTCCATCGGATATTCATAAGAAATGACAGTTTTTTCTGAACTAATTTTTTCAAAATGTTTATGCTCTAAACACCGTGTATGGGCAACACTATCATCGCAATAATTTATTGTAGCATTTCCCTGAAAGTTTGAGGTATTTAAAATTTTATGGTCATATTCTAAAGATCTATATTCTAACTCTCCAAATTCATAATCAAAAAATTCATCTATACATCCAGTGTAAACAACCTTATTTGCAAGAGAATTAAAATATTCTCTATCAGAAAAATAATCAGTATTTAATCGTACTTCAATTCCATCAAGAATTTTTTCAAACATCTTGGTATACCCACCAATCGGCCAACCCTGATACCTTTCTTTATAGTAATTATTATCGTAAATAAATCTCAACGGTAATCTTTTTATAATAAAGGTAGGCAATTCAACTGCAGGTCTTCCCCATTGTTTTTTGGTATAATATTTAATTAAAATTTCATAGATATCCCTACCAACCAAAGATAATGCTTGTTCTTCAAGATTCGTTGGAGTACCTTTAAATTTTTGCTCTTCAATGACTTTTTTTGCTTCGTCTGGAGTTATACTTCCCCACAACTCATAAAAAGTATTCATATTAAAAGGGAGAGAATACAATTTTCCGCCGGATAATGCTTTTGGAGAATTTACATAATTATTAAATTCAGTGAATCTTTGGGCAAAATCCCAAACATACTTATTATCGGTATGAAAAATATGTCCACCAAATTTATGTACATTAATACCTTCTATATTTTCGGTAGCACAATTACCTGCAATATAATCTCTTTTTTCTATTACTAAACATTTTTTACCAACATCAGTTGCAAGTCTTGCAAATACTGATCCAAATAATCCCGAACCAACTATCAAATAATCATACATACAAAAATTATCCTCATCTCTTAATTATGAAACTATCTCTAATCCGATTTGAAAAAAATAATTATTAATCCAATTTTTTATTTGGTTTTCAATATTTATATCTTCAACTAAACGTTGATTAATATACACTACATTATATTGGTTGTTATCTTCAAAATCTCTTGAAATTGGTATAAAACCATAGTCTTGCAAGAATTTGTCAACGTCTTTAGATATCCATTGTTTTTTCCAATATTCAAAATCTTCGACCTCAATTAATAATGATTGAGTGTTTTTTAAATACTTTTGTGCCCCTTGCAAAACATTTTTATTTGCACCCTCAACATCAATCCATAAAGAAAAAGATAAATCAGTTAAAGATTTTTTTTCTATAAATGAATCAAGTGTAGTGGTTTTTACCTTAATTTTTTTATAAGAAATTGTATCATCGTTTCTATCTAGAATACTATTGTTACCACGAACTTTTTCAATCTCAGTTTGATCAGATAAATTTTTATCTTGCAATGAAAAATAAATTTCTCCATCTTTATCAGAAATTGCTAAATTTAAATATTCAATAGAAGAATTCAAATTTTTATAATTTTCATAACAATAAGGACTCGCTTCAAAAGCATATACTTTTGAAGTCGGAAAAATATTTTTCATATTTCTTGAAAAATCTGCCTCAAATGCACCAATTTCAAGAAAACAATCAGACTTTAAAATTTTTTGAAGTTCACAATAATTTTTAGATAAAATAGAGATTGAATATGGAATTATAATATTTTCTTTTCTAACTTTTCCCAAATCGATTGCATCAATCACACTTTTTCTCCAACAAATGAATTGTATATTTTTGTTTTTAACTTTGTAGTTGAATAATCATGATCTCTATTTATAAAAACAATTTTAATTTTATTATCTTTCCCAGTATAAGAACCATCACGGTAATCATCACCCAAAAATCTAACATCATAATCATCAAGATATGAAAGAAAAGTATCTTCTGCTTGATAAACTACAATATTGTCAATGTACTTGATTGCTCTCAATATTTCCTTTCGATCTTCTAGACTTTGAACTGGTGGTAGTTTATGTGGTCTAGCAAAAGAAGGATCTTCATGCAGTGCAACTGTAAGATGATTACAATGCTTCTTACAATCTGCAAACATTCGAATGTATCCGGGGTGAATTAGGTCAAATGCACCAGCAACAATACCTTTAACTAATGATTGGTTTTGCTTCCAATCTTCAACATTGATACCTTTATCATCAATGAACACATCTGCAGTTGGTTTACAAAACATTGGGAATAATTCGTGATACTTATATCCCCAATTATCAAGTTGTGCTTTAGTTAATTCAGTATGATCAATACCAGAACCTTTGCCTCTGGCAGTCTGCATAATAATGTAGTGCCCTTCATCATACAATCGATTCACTTGCTGCACCATAAAAGGAAATGGTTTAGCATTTAGATAATCTGGTTTTCCTTTCTCATTGTTAGGAGTATCACAAAGCGTTCCATCAATATCAAAACAATATCTCATACAACCCCATGAAGAAAAATTTGGTGAACACACTCAACAACACCATAATCAGTGCTATTGATATAATAATTCCAAATAGCATTAGTTGCGTCAGTTCTTAGACTGTTATCGGGATTGAATCCACTCAAGACTCCGTATGAAACATTGTTCTGCTCACACCATTGTTGGGCATTTAACATATTTTTAGACTCACCACCAGAACTCATAATAATCACAAGAGTATCTTTCTCAACATAATATTCCAAAAACTTTTGATAGGCATTCTCATATCCAAAATCATTGGTAAGCATTGTGATCATTGAAGGATCTGAAAGAATAGAAACCTTCTTTCGGTGAAACTTCATATAGTCTTGAGAGATATGAGATGCCACAGAGTTACTTCCACCATTACCAAGAATAATGATTCTACTATGAAGATTAAATGCTCCACAAAACTTTTTGAACTCTTCTTCAATATGGGCACCTTGAAGCACCTTAATATATTCTAAAAACGGATTCATATTTTAGTTCCAGAAACTCCATTTGATGTAACATTAATTCTAACAGATTGATAGGGAATATTCAAGTTTTCTTTTTCGGCAAAAACTAAGAAAAATCCACCGTTACCTGCACCGCATAATTTATGTGCAATAACACTATCATTCTCATTTAAGTGATCATCCATTTCTTTAATGAAAGAATTTTCAGTTATAATAGAACTTGTTTTCTTTTTTTGAATCCAACTTTTATTCAAATAATTTAAAAACTTACCATAATCACTTTCCAACATTGCAGAATAAGACTTATCAAGTGTTCCTAAAAGAGGTTTTGCTTTATCAATATTATCAGTGACATCCTTTAAAACGTTCTTAGAATTTCTTGTAACTCCGGTAAAAACAAGATAAGAATCATAGAAATCAAACAACTTTGTAGGTAAAAAATCATATTTTACAATTCCACCTTTAATAAACTCAATTCTCTTAAAACCTCCAATACCACATCCATAAGGATCTTGGTATCCACAGTATGGATTAAATTTCAATTCAAGTTCATAAGCCAATTTGCAAATCTCAACATCGGTCATTTCATTATTAAGAAATAATGTGCAAGATTTAATCAAACTGATTATATAAGAAGAAGATGATGCAAGTCCACTTCCTTGAGAATATGCATCACTAGTAAGAGTCACTTGTACCGGTGGCATATTAAAATACTCCAACACAACTCTTATAACATCATTTTGTATTTCTTGAATTGTGGAAACTTCTTCTCTACGAGAATAATTAACAATGTATTTGTGTTGATCTTTATTAAATCCAAACTTATCTTGACTAATTGTGACATAAGTTTTTAAATCACAAGTGAAACTAATTACAGATCCATAACCAAATTTTTCAACAAAATATGGATTATCAGTGGACCCTCCAAATAAAGATATTCTTAATGGGCAAGAAGATATAATCATATAGAATTAATGATGTTTAAATATTTTTTAATGATGACAGACCAATCAAAATTATCATAACAATATTTTCTAATTTTTTCCCTCACACATAAAGAAATTTTTCTATTCTCCTCAATTTTTTCTTTCAAATATTGAACATCATTAACTTTATTGTCCGGAATAACAGTGATAAAAGGTTGAGATAGATCAAGATTTGCTGTACTTTGTTCGGATAAAACTAATCCAAGACCTGCAGAAAGAGCTTCTAGGCATACGAAAGGATGAGCCTCTCCACTACTTAATAGAACCATATTAGCATAGGCAGTTAAATTTTCCATAATATCTTCTTTACTTTGCTCACCCAAATAATGAGTATCCTGAAGATTGAAAGATGGATCTACACAATTTCCAACAAAATCAATGTTTAAATTTTTATCCTGCAGGAATGCCTGTCTTTTTCTTGGTTCTATTTTACCCACAATAATAGATTTATCTGGGAAAAGAACATTTTCTTTATCAATCACATACGAACTAACATTAATACCACAAGGAAGAACTGATGTTTCTTTATCGGTAAATCCTTTTAGCAAAAATTCTTTTTTAATTCTATCGGATAAAACAATATTATGTGCGCCACATTCCTTTAAAAGATCATACAAAAAAAGATATTGTGGTTCTGGATTTTCCAAATAAGGATAATGACTAGTTATTATTTTTTTATTACAATTTAAATATTGAAAAATATTTGCGTATTGATCGTAATGAATATGAATAACATCAAAACAAATTGAATTGACTTTTTGAATTATCTCACTTAAATTTTGAGTATTAATAATAGTTACTTCATGACCCAACCGTGTTAATTGTTGAGAAAAATTCCAAATCAAATGCTCAACCCCACCCCACCCCTTTGGTGGTATTTCTAAATGTCCACCAGCAATCAATCCAATTTTCACTACTTAGTCAACTCCGAAAATATATCCATATGTTTCCCATTGGTTCTATGATACAAAGTAAAATAATCTGGATATTTTTTAATAATATACCCTAATGCGATTTGTTCATTATTTACTATATTTTTTTCTAACATTTCATTGATAAAAATATCATCAACGATTTGAGATATTTTTGGAACTATATTTTTATGCCCGCCAAATAAAGATCCTAAGATATAAGACCTATTATCATAAAGATAACTTAAAGGAAGTTCATCTGCGTCAAACAAATCTGGATAATAATCACAGTTCATTTGAATTAAAAAACTTTCTCCCATTTCTTCTAAAGCTTCCATGGCAGATTTGCTCGGAAATTCTTCATTTAAATCAAAATTTTCAAAAAACCTTGAAGCCCCAGCGTCTAACCAAAAAATAAAATCAGAATTATAGGGGTTTTGTTCACACACTTGATCGATCCATTTGAATTTTGAAAAATTCACGATAGGGTGCATCGAATACTTACATTCAATTCTATCAAGATCCAAAACTTTCTGTTGATAATCTTCGGATGATAAAATATTTTGAATTTTATCATTCAAATGACAATAAGGAATTTCTTTGATAGTTTGAACATTAATGCTAGTTGGTACTGTTAATCGTCTCTGTTCCACAAATTCCCTAACATCCTCAGTAACAAAAATTACCATTGGACACTTTAATTTTAAAGTTACATCAAACCATTTTAAATAATCATCCCATTTTCTACCATCAATATCTTCTCTTTCAATATTAAAAAGAGCTGTTACAACTGTAATATTTTTCATAAAATACTCATAATTGATTTAATTCTATTCAAATATGTATGATTTTCTTTAACATATATCATGCTACTCTTAATAAAGTTAAAATCCAATCGTCTGTCCATTGAGTCATAAAAAAGTTGGGCAGTATCTGGTTGATAAAGGCAATTTCCTTCCAATTCATTATAAACTTCTTGCGAATTAGTGGTTGCCAAGTGTCCCCAACTAATTGACTTAAAAACTCTACATGGCACATATCCATTACGAAGATGTTCTGGACCACGAATATCAACACCTAAAATTGATTTTTTACTTCTTAATATAACTTCTTCTTCACTTAAGGGATTGGTAAATGGATCATTGTGTACAAATTCAATATTATTTTTAATACACTCTTCGACAAATGGTTTAAAATTACTATAATTCTCACATCTACCTACAGCAGAAATATTTCCACTAAAATAAATTTTATTTTCTCTGGGATAGTGAATGTCATTTAAATTAAACTCTTCTGGAAGATAATTTGCCGCCCAAGTTATGTAAAATTTATCATAATCTTCAATCCAATATTGATGATAATCATTCAACACCTGAACTCGTTTGTTTTGTCCTTGTTGCAAATAGCAACAAGGACCAATTTTATTAAGTTTAGATTTATCCAACTTCCAACTATTTACATGATCCTTATGCCAAACATGATTATAACGACAGTCAACAAATTTTTTTACGCCAGCATTGATATATTTTGCAGGATCTGGTGTACAAAAAACAAAGTATACGCTACTTTTATCTAATGGAATATTTTTATCAGCAAATCCCTCAGTCCAAAATAAACAATCTTTCCAATCAAAATTTTCTGGATAATTATCATCATGAAACCAATAGGTTTCATAATCTAGGTGTTTAAATGCTTTATAAAAGGCTGCATGAATGTATGAGTGAGTGTGTGAATGAAGAGGATATCCCCAAATAATTATTTTCATAAATTAGAAACTAGAATAAAAATTCTTCCACTTAGATATTACTTTATTATACAAATAATTAGATCCATTGTCAAAACTAGACTTCATGTATTGTTGATCTATTGAATTTATAATCTCTGGAATTTCTTCAAAATGATTATAATAAAATCTACAATCGACCAAATTTGGATCATACCATTCACACCAATCAATCCAATCTTCTTGAAGAAGATCCGCTCCACCAGATCCCCAAATATTGAAAAAATAATTTGGTTGTTTAGATAACTTATATAAAAAATTTTTAGATGGCAATATTACAGGTATATTTGAATGAATAAGTTCAAAACATAAAAACTTAGAAAAAGCGTCTGGCATGTGTACAAATGCCTTATACTTTTTAAGTTGATTTACCGATCTAAATCCACCATTATAAACACTGACTCCCATTTGTCTCAAAAAATCACTCATCTTAAAAAAATTATTATCATTATGATAAATGGGAACTATTACATCTGCATCCGGAAGTTGATTTTTTTCTCCATACATTTCTTCAAAATAAGGAGTCTCTGGAATATCTTTTTCGTATTCAAGTAAATTAATTCCACAAGGAGAAATGTGATCATGATCCATGATACTAGTTCCTCGATTATTGCACCAAACTTTTTCAAAATAACTATAAGGAACTATTTTAATATTTGGATTTTCTTCTGCTTTACTAAACAATTCATAAAATCTTTTTTCAGATTCCATTCTATAATCAAACCTATTACAAATCCAAATTACAAGTTTGGATGTAAATTCATCTTGATTTTCAAGAAAAATTCTTGATAAGGGGGCAGTATCTGATGTTAAAATATAATCAAAATCATTCAATTGATCTTTATGATCTTTCCAAAATTGATTAGCAATATCTTCAGTAATAGTAAAAGTGCCGTCATAAAATTTATGATTAGTTACTTCAAAACCAAGTTCTTTTAAAACATAATGTTGATCTCTAAAACATCCAATATGATGAGAAATATGTAAAATTTCTTTATACATAATTAATTTTTTTATTTTTTAATGTAAACAGCTAAAACATCATCACCTCTACCTTTAATGTCAGTGACATCGTAAATATCAAATCTCCCATCTCTATAATAAGCATTATAATATTCTGGGTAAATATCTTCAATTACATACATTGCTCCTGAATTCAATTTTGGTTCCAACAATTCAAATGTTGCTATAGATTCAGACATAACATGAGAAGCATCTTCAGTTACAAAATCCAACATAGGAAGATTATTTAAAAAATTTGAATCACATTGATGAGATTTAAAAACCTTAATATTGGAAAGTTGTTCTAGATCAATTTGCAATCTTGATAAATCCCAATCAACTCCATATATATTGGAATTAGGAAAAAGTTCAGATAAAGCTCTAAGAGTTCCTCCACAACATATTCCAACTTCTAACATATTTAAACCATCTTTACCAACAAAATCTTCTAATAAAAAAGGATAAACTTCTTCATAAGAATGCTCAGCAGCTTTATCTGTAAGATTAAGTTTTGTCATTTCAATAAACTTATTTTTTATATTTTGCTGAACTTCATTCATTGGTTCATTTAAATCTCGATTAAAAATTTTAGTCATTAACTTACCTCAATTATATTTGATATTTTGAATTATCTTTTGCAAGATGGACTATTTTTGGTTCAAAATCACAGTAACTAGAAAAAACTTCCGGATAAGCATATTCAGAACCAAGAATATTTACATTTTTTTTATTATCTATAAAAAATTTATTCAAATGACTTTCATCATGCCATACTGCTATTATATTATTATTAATATCAATAGTCACCATTTCATTAAGTTCTTCAAGCATTTCAAGCACTTTAGGAACTTTTCCACCCCATAAACATCCTTGAAAATATACAGAAAAATCATTATTATTTTCAACAAAAGCTTTTGATTTTGGATTTGTTTCTAATGCTCCAGGAAATTTTTCATGCGGAGGCATTTTTAAAAAATGACAAGGATGATGAACTCCAAAATATAATTTCTGTTTATCAAAAAATTGATCTTCAGATATTGTACTTACAACTAAAGCATCTGCATCAATAAATACAAACCAATCATTTTTTTTAATTTCATCTTTTGCTCTTAAAATGAATTCAAATCTTTTTAAAGTAATATAAGGCCATTCCAAATGTTCTTGATAATAATGAATAACATTATCGGGAACATCATTCATTTCACCGTCAGTAAAAACAAGAAAAGTTTTTTTTGAATTTAATAAAAAATATTTTTCAATATTTTCATAATATTTTGGAAGAAAATTTAAATATTTACCCGTTCCAATAAAACAAATAGCAACTTTCATTAAATTACAATCCAACTTTCAGGAATTAAATCTTTAATATCTAAATGTTCGTTTTTAGATCCAGTAAACCACCCAGAAGGAGCAATTACTTGTTTACTGTTTGATAGCCATGCTCCCCACCAAGAAAATGATGAATTAGCAATAATATGTCTATCACATAGTGTCATTAAACACAAATCAACATAATTACTATTTCCTTCAGCAATTAAAAATCTATCGTCAGAAAAAATATTTTGATTTTTACACCATTTAGGGTCATCGGAAAAGATTAAAACAGTATAATCTTTATTTATTTTATTCAATGCCTCTTCATAATATTCCAATCCAATAAATGTATGATTTAAGTTTGTAATATAATCCGTTCTACGAACATGTAAAGAAACTGGATTTTTTACATTGAAAATCATTTTTTTACAGGGATCTAAAATTTCATTTCGAAATTGAAAATCACCTTTAATTTCGTCAGAGATATGTTTGAAATATTTTTCAGTTTGAAAATATCCTTGCAAAGAAACCCAATCTAAACACTCATTAAAAAGTTTTTCGTCAAAAGAAAATTTATTTTCCACCAAAATAGGTCTATCACTATCAATAAATTGAAAATTTAATTGACTTGTATTCGAGAGTTTAAATGGATTAAACAATTGATGATCAGTCCATTCATTTTTGTTTTTTGATGGTGGAATACAATATTCAAATCCACGGTTTCTAGCAATTCCCTTTAAAGCAGCAAATTGAAACATTTGATTTCCAAGTCTACCGAATTGTCCAAGTGCGTTAAATCCTATCATATAAATTTTATTTTTTATTTTAATAATATAACAAAAAACAAGGGGTTTGACAACCCCTTGTTAATCACCCAGGCTCGCCACCAATTCTTTAACTGGAAATTGGAAACCAGGCGGGAGTATTACTCCATCATCCGCACCACCAATCCTTTAGGAGAGATTGGAAACTCTTAACAGGGTCATATTGACTCCACCAGAGTAAGTTTTAAGACATTTCAGGTCTAATAATGGGTCGCCTGAGATTCGAACTCAGGACCAATCGGTTAAAAGCCGAGTGCTCTACCGCTGAGCTAGCGACCCTCTTTAGAGGGTCATAACTCTCATAAACCCTCTACATCTTCATCATCATAATGTTTTGCGTAGGCAGGAACTCCATCAGGATCAATCCATTTAGCATACTCAATATCTTCAATAGCAAGAGAACACTGCATTCCATTATCAAAAAGATAAACATCATACCAGCGTTTGGTATATTCATTTTGTTTTTGCATACGATAATCTGGTTTTCCATTGATTTCCAGAATACCTTTCTCAACAAAACGATAACCTTCTCTCTCCAAAAGAATTTTTGTCATTTTACAAGAACGCCAGCAACTTCAAGATCTTCAGACAAACAATCAATTAGAATTTCATAATCATCAAGAGGTTCCCTAGAAAAAACTACTCCATTGTTTTCATAATAACGATACAGTTTCTTATAGAGTTTTGGATTTTTTACGTCAAGATAGAATTCTCCATTTACTGCGGAGATAAGTGTTTGAACGTCTTTTTTGAACTTAGAAGTAACAGACATTGCCTTGATTAATTTACCTCACAATTATAAGGCATAAAGTGAGGTGTGTCAAGGGTGCCAGTTCAAAAACTGTCAGTCCTCATCATCGTTTTCATCTTCATAAGTAGATGGTTCTTCAAAAAGTTCATTCATTTTTTGTTGGAAAACTCTTTGTTGTAGTTGTTCCAAATCTTCGTCTGTAAATCTAAACACAAGCAATGGGTCTCCTGTTTTAACATCTATTAATTCTGGATGTATTCTTGGTCTTGTCATTGAATTCCAAAGACGAATAATCATAAAAGAAGCAACTCCAGACATTATAAAGAATGGAAGTAAAAAAAGTATTTCCATTTAAAGCATTAAATTCTTAATTAACCAAATTGAGTGCATAATACCAAATACAAAAAATAATCCAATTATTCCACTGATCCATCCTACTCTAATCTCATGTTCTTTTATTTTACTATCTATCAATTTTTCAATTTCCTCTGGTTTCATTTTTTATCATTCCAAAATTTTTCCATTGGATCTTTACCTGTTTTTACAACTTCACATGCCCTTTTATAAAACATATTATCGGTATTACCAGATTTTTCAAAAGTTTCTTTGATTTTAATCCAATTAGATCTAGTATTAGAATCCATGTAATAGATTTTTTAAAGTAATAATCTATTTATTTTTGTGTTGAAAACCGAACATTAACGAATTTCAAAATCCAATTTTCTTACTTTTCTTTTTCTTCTTTCTTCTTGAAATTGAAGATCTTGAGAACTGAGATAAGTATTTGTAGATTTAGATGCAACAGAATTTAACATTAAAACTTTTGACAGATCTACCGCTGAAATTTTGTTACCACGAATGGTTGTCATATTAGGGCAACCACAAGACACTGTTTTAGTAGGATGCCCCTCTAACTCCTTACCACAGGAGCGGCATCTGACTTTTAAATTTTCCATAATTTTAATTTATTTTTCAGTAAAAGAACGAAGAAACCAAACAAATTTGCCGTGAGACTCCATTAAATCTTGAACTAAATTTGCGGTTGCGTATTGATTTTGCTTTTCTGCTTCTTGAGAAACCTCTGTTAAAATATCTATAAAGGACTTATTATCATCTTGAAGTTGTTTTACCATACCCATCGCATCAATGTCTTGAGCACTATTTGATGCTTGTTCTACTCTGGAAACCTCTGTAGTTCTTGTAAGAGTGCTAATTGGTTTAATATTCAAGTATCTCATATGCTCGCTGATACGATCAACTTCTTCAATCATAGTTTCATACTGCTCTCCAAAAACAGTATGAAGTTGATGAAAATCTGGACCAACAACGTGCCAATGATATACCCAAGTTTTATGAAATAGAACAAAAAGTGATGCCTGAGCATCACTTATGAGTTTGTATAATTTTTCCATTATAGCATACTTTTTACAAGTATTTATAAAAAAAATTGATATTGATATTATTATCTACCTCTTGTTCTAACTCCTCTTCTTTGTTTATGTTCTTCTCTACGTGCTCTTTGTTGCCCACCACCCAACATTAAAGCACCGCTTGGATTATCATATCTTGCCAGTCTGGCAGCAGATCTTTTGTGTTCTGGAATTCTTTCATCCACTTTTGCTTCAACAATACTTTCTCTCCACTCTTCACTCATATTCACCATAATGACTTCTGCTTGTTCTAGTGTTTCAGCATATCCTTCATCAAGAAGATGTGAGAGGATGATGTCGTAGAGGTCTGTTTCTTCTCTTTGATTTCTTCTATTATAAACTGCTCTCACAGCATCAAAAGATACTCTATCTTTTTCCTTTTCATCATCAGGAAGATTTGAGTATGATGTATTTGCAAGTTTTGCTCTTCTTTTCTTTTTCTCTGGAGTTTGGTCGGCACTTGTTTTTGCTGTTCTTGCCCAACCTTGGTGAACTGCATCAGCACCTGCTTCTCTTGAAGTTCCACTACCACTTCTTTTACCTCTTCTAATAGCACGAAGAGCAGCGGCAGCAGAAGAACGATTTGCTGCTCTACCAAAAGAACGCTTATCACCAGTTGCTCTACCATATCCATATCTTGCATCTAATGCCGCATCAGATGCTTTTTCATAAGGACTATCTTCCTTTTCCATTATATTATCATAAACACTCAAATATGCTTCTTGAAGATTGCTAAGTTCTTGTGCGTCCATCTTACAAATACTTTTTAGTTATTTATAAAAAAACCACCCAAATAATTTGAGTGGTTTAAATTATAGATTATATATTATCAACTACCAATTCGTTTAACAGCAATTCTGGATTTATTTAAAATACTACCAGCAAGAGGAACATATCCAAGATCATCAGCAATCATTTGTGACTTAGAACTCAAAGCATAATTCAAGGCAGCACGAATATCATCTGCCTTTGAACCATTACCAGTTTTATATGCAAGAATCCAAGTCAAAGTTGAAATTGGATAAGCACCCGAAGCAGAAGGATTTGGATTTTCTCCAGCAAGAGTAATAGGATCCAATTTAATACTATTCAAAGCAGCAGCACCTGATTTAGCATTAGGAAGAACAAACTGTCCTGCTTTATTTTGAAGTGATGCAACTTGAAGTTTATTTGATTTTACAAATCCAGTATTCACATAACCAATAGCACCAGGAGTTGTTTTAATTGTTCCAGAAACACCTTCATTACCTTTAGCACCAACACCAGTAGGCCATTTTACAGACTTACCAACACCAGGAGACCATCCACCAAAAGCATCCAGAGAATTAGTAAAGGCAAAGGTAGTTCCAGAACCATCAGAACGATAAACAACTCTCATTGGACCAGCAGAACATCCTACTTGTTTCCAGTCATTAATACGTCCTGAAAAAATATCTACAGTTTGTTTTTGAGTAAGTTTGAGAGAACATCCTGGTTTGTTATAAGCAATAGCAATTGTTCCTCCAATCATAGGAATTTGAACAACACCACGCTTCACTTTAGCAACATCTTTTGCTGAAATTGGTTCGTCAGAAGCACCAAAATCAACAGTGCCAGCGATAAATTGCCTTACTCCTGCTCCGGATCCCACACTTTGATAATTCACACGATTACCTGATGAAGAATAATCTTGAAACCATCTTTGGTATAGAGGTGCAGGGAAAGTTGCTCCAGCACCATTTATCGTTGATCCAGCAAGAGATGCACCAGGAATAAGAGCAAGACAAGTAATAGAAACGAAATGTTTAAGTTTCATAAAAAAATTTTTGTATGTGTAATAAAAACTACGCTTCAAGTCTATCATAGAAGTAATCGTATTACAACTAAGAGAAGGTTAAGAGAATTTTTACCTATAAAAAAATACTACCCCTTTTGGGGGTAGTATCACTCAAATTATGAGTAGTTTATCAGAACCTAAATGTGGTCTGAATCACGCCACCCCAAGAAGAACTATTTTGGAACCTTTGGTTATTGGAGACGTAGAAGATAGAAGGAGTAATGGCAATATTATCAGATACCCTATACTTGTAAAAGAGTTCAAGCATAGTTGCATCAGCACTAATATTTTCAGAATTTCCTGGTTGTCCAACGGCAATACCAGCAGCATTGCCCTTAGCAAATACATCAGCCCACTGAAGACCAACATACCAAGAATTTGAAGTAGTGGCACCAGTAACAGGACCATTACCAGTCACGCCATTATATCCGTAACCAGCAGAAATTGATGGAACAGCACCAGATTGTTGTGGTTGCCAATAAGCATTCACAGCAAGAGAATTGGTAGATTGACCTGCTACTAGAGCAGCAGAACCACCTCTCAGAGCATTGAAGTTACGAACACGAGTTCCTTCAGTACCATAACGATAAGCAACTGCCATACCCCATTGAGGAGCACGGTATCCAAGTTGTGCCAGAAGGTTAAGACCACCAGCAGCATCAAAGACACCAGTAGTTGAACTGTTACCAGACTGAGCAACATAGTTCAGGTTAGCAATAACACCAGATTTTCCAGGTTGTTTCCACTGAACACCAAAACCAGCACCTGTTGCCTTGTTATAGACACCAGAAGCACCAGCAAGTTGGAAGAAGTCAAGGATGTCCGACTTATATGCCGAAGGAATCCAAGTCATTTCAGTGTTACGAACCATTGGACCAGCAGTAATAGTTACACTATTTCCAACTGGGAATTGATAGTAAAGACGATCAAGTACTACCTGATCAGCAAAACTTTCTGCCTTGTCAAGTTTAAACAGAGATGAGCTTGATCCAAAAGGATCAGTGCTGAAATTACCAGAACGCAGACGAGTGCGAAGAAGGTCCTTACCAGTAAATGAAGTATCAAAGTTCAGGCGAACATCATAGTTAAATGCGGTGTTGCCTACGTTTCCACCAGCATTTGTCCTAAGATTTGGAACTCCACCCAGAACAAAGGTTGCTTCACCTCTGAGTTTGGTAGTAGTAGAAAATTGAGTTGCCTCAAGATTTCCTACTTTCTTCTCCAGACCATCTACACGTCCACGAAGTACAGCAAGTTCTGCAGAAAATTCTTTCAGCAGACGTTGTAGTTCATCTGTAGTTTCTGTTACACGATCAAGACAAGCATTCAAAAGTGCTGCTGCCTCAAAACGAGTCATTGACTTACCACCAGCATAAGTACCATTTGGATACCCTGCTACACATCCATAACGCTCAACAAGATTGCTGAGTGCCTGATATGCCCAATCGGTGGATTTTACGTCAGAAAATTGATTGATGCTAGTAACCTGCTCTTCAGAAGAATACTTATTTACCCCATCCATATTCAGATTTGCCGCATTCGCAGCAGGAGCAACAAGTCCTAAAGCAACAGGAAGTAGCATTAGTTTTTGTAGAAGTTTCATATAGTTATTAAGAATTGTAACTACGAAGTTTATTTAGTATCCTCAATTTCTTGAGGAAAGCGGATGACCCGATTTGAACGGGCGACATCTAACTTGGAAGGATAGCGTTCTACCACTGAACTACACCCGCAAATATGGGAGATTTCTCTCCCTACGCACTTCACTTCACACGGACATTTGAAGTATATGACATAATGAGTATTATGTCAAGAGCCGAAGACAGGGATCAAACCTGCGACCTGAAATTTACAAAATTCCTGCTCTATCACTGAGCTACTTCGGCAAATGGGTAGTGAGTGCCCACCACCCGCAGAAGACACTTTCTGCAATTTTCACTGCATTAGAAAGCAGTGAATAAGATAATAAGGCAGGTGCGGTATCTCCTTTCGGTTCCCATGCTCCTTTTACTTTCCATACCTTATTAAATTTAGAAGACCCAGACATTTCCAGACCTTCCAACTCCCCCGACAAGATTCGAACTTGTGACCAATCGATTAACAGTCGATATCTCTACCGCTGAGCTACAGGGGAATGGTGGTAGGAGGGATCTCTATGTGCGGACAGAATCACCTTTTCCATCATCCAGCCGTAACCAGCGAGAGGGATTGCACTTCCTACATTTTGATGGAGTAAGTGTGATATACCTCATAAGGATATAACAGAGACTTACCCTCTATCGGTTTTATATATGGAAAATAAATCTCCAAGCAGGCACGGAGAGGGTCGAACTCCCAATCGACATCTTAGAAGGATGCTGCATTATCCATTATGCTACGTGCCCATAAGAAAAAAGTAGTATCAAGATTTTTATCCCTCAACTACCTTCTTATAATACCAGTGAAGTTTTAAAATGTCAATCCTCTTCTGGTTCTTCTGATGGTGTTTCTTCCACTTCAGGAAGTGTCACACCAATTTGTGTAAGATATTCAATTGCACCTTGAACTTTTAAGAATAAATCTCTTTTAGATGACATCACATTTTGAAGGTTATTAATCTCAGTTTGTAATGCTTCTTTTTGTTGAATAAGTTCTTTAAGGTGACTTTGTTGTGTTGTTTCGTCCATAATAATTTCCAATTAAGTAATAAGGATTTAATTATATATACCATTTATTCCAATGGTATTTCTCTGGGATCTGGTGGAACCCAAGCACCACGAATACCCATAGTGCCATCAGCAAACTCATAATAAACTGCATCTTTTATAATTTTTCGTTGCAATTCATTGTATTTTGGTTTATTGATTTCTTCTAAAATATTTTGATTTTTCATATTTGGAATATAATTTTCTCTTTCCAATCTTTCATAATCCAAAAGAGCATAATCTACATCTCTACGAACCTTATATTCACGAAGCTCCTCATCTTCAATTATTTTGCGATTTAATTGATCCTGAATTTCTCTTTGTAATTCATTATCATCAGGAAAATATTGTTTGAATAATTTTTGAACTTCATAATAAATTTTCCATATTGTTTTCTCACTAATAATAATATCATTTGATTTTAAAAAGAAAATTAAAAAACTAATTACAGCAGAAATAATTGCTGCTGCAAGAGTTCTTCTTCCCAAAAGATATATTTTCATTTATGAGAAAGAAAAGAAAAAAGGGAGAGAAGAACTCTCCCAGTTTTATTTATTATCCTATATCAGGTGCAATAAAATGTTCACGCAGTATATAACGAACTGGATAAGTTGGTCTTACGAAATAGAATCCAGCACGATGATGTATAAAAGCAGTTAAATCGTTATAAATTCCAATTTTGTATCCTCTTGATGCTGATTGATGAAGGACTTTATTCAAACCCATATAAACTCCAACGTGCCAAGTGTCGCCAGGTCTTCCCATAGCAACAACATCCCCAATCTCAAGATCTTTAGTATTAAATCGTATTAATCCTAAATTACGAACAGTATCAGCATAAGGTGTTACTTTTGAAACATCTACTCCAATTTCAGATAAGAATTTTCTAACTACATTGGAGCAATTGTTTCTGTAACCATCATAATAATTAAATTGTGATTTTATTCTGTTGTATGATGAGTAAAAATCTGTTTCCAGAAGTTTTACTTCTTCTACTGTAACTACCATCTTTCATTTTGAGTGGGTTAATGGAAGTTAATTTAACTTTCGGATTCAGTGAAGATTAATCTTTTTGAATAATCATAAGCATAATGAGTTCTTGCTCCGTGATGTCCCCAACGAATCCACTTACGAGCAAGTCTCATATAATCATGAATCGAACCACCAGGACGTTTCATATGAGGCTCAATCATTTTCCAATCATCTTCATAAAGAAGATATTCAAGTTGTGTGCCAAGAGAGGAAGGATCGCCTCCCATCTTTGAAGCAAACATTCCAAGACCATAGTACCTCTTGGCATCCGTCCACTGAATCGCACCGTAACCACCTCTTCTACATCCACGATAGGAAACTCTTGCTCCACCCTCACAAATATTGGGGAAGAAAGAAGATTCCTGTCGAATATTACCCATAATAGTGGCTAGGGCATTTTTGTCTTTAACTCCATTATCCTGTAGAAATGAAAGCGTGATGTTTTCATTTTCATTGCATCCTTTACAAACTAGCCTTTTCTCTATAGGCTTTTCTGGTACAACCTCTTGAGGCGTTGTATCTTGACTATCCTTAATGGAAAACTCCTCGTTCACTGAAATGGGTTGAGAACTAGAATTAGTTGCAATTTCAATCGGAGGAGTTTGTGAAGTTTGGATATTCATAGATGGCATTGTTGCCGCTGATGCTGTAGCAGTTCCCAAAACAGAAACGGCTATAATTGAAAGGGTTTTTAACATTTAAATAAATTGAACTCTACATCTGGGCTTTGATATCATCGCACGTTGTCTATCTAAAGACTGATACCCCCAGCTCTCGGTCCACATAATTCATAATAATCTAATATTTAGGAATTATGAGGATATTTGACTTTACCACATACAATTTCTAATGTCAACCCATTGGTTTAACTAAATAATAATGTCACCTATAAGTGCCTCTAATGGCAAAATCACCTAACAAAGGTAAAAAAGGTTCTGCTGGTGGAAAACAGCAATCTAAACAGAATCAAGGAAATGCTACTGCGAAAAAAGCAAAAAATGGTGGTAAGAAAAGGTGACGTATCATGCCAAGGGAATGGAACACTCCAACTCGTGAACCTTGGAATGCACCCATACACAACATTCTTAAAGCAATAGATAATCATACTCATGAATACTTTAAGAGTGGTGATATTTGGCACTTACAAAAAGCAGATGAACTTAGGCAATATTTGCACGAGTTGAAAACGTGGATACATAAACAAGAGGGAAAACTATGACTGATCCAGTGTGGAGTGTAAATATCTTATTAGGTATTGGATTAATTGGCGTTGCAATTTGGATTTACAAAATTTTACGTTTAGATTTTCAAGAAAATGTATCAATACAAAATCAAAACCATCAAAAAGATAGTTGATGGTGATACAATAGATATTGAAATTGATTTAGGGTTTAATCTTACAATCACTCAAAGAATTAGACTGAAAGGAATTAATGCTGCTGAAACAAAAACAATCAACGAAGAAGAGAAAACACGAGGATTGGCAGCAAAAGAATGGTTAAAAAAAGAATTATCAGTTGATGGTGAATGGATTATTGAAACCACAAAAGAAGATAAGTATGGAAGAATGCTTGGAACTTTATATCTAAAAGGAAATTCAGTTTCAATTAATCAAAAAATGTTAGATGAAAAAATGGCAGAAATTTATAAATAACTAAAAATCCTTAAAAATGAACGATAAAAAATATCAAACTATACTTGAAGCATATTACAGCATTTATGAATTAAATGAAGTAGTTACACCACCAAAACCTCTGACTTCCCCAACTTTAGGTTTTCAACTTGCTGCTAAAGGAGCAGTTCCTGGAATTGGACCTAAACCAACACCAGCAATACAAACACCTAAACCAACACCAGAAGAACCAAAATCATCGCCATCACTAATAAGTCAATCACGTCCATTAAGTCCAATCAATCCACAATGGGCAAAAGCAAATCCACAACTTGCTGCCGCTGAAGCAGAAAAAAGAAGAATTCGTGGAACATCTCAATCAGATAATCCATTACTTTCTCCAGAAATGAGAGCAAGAATGCCTATGACACCTTCGGTTCAATCTACAGATGTTTCTAAACTAGGAAAAGGTAATCAAAGTTTAGTTAATAACCCAAATGCAGTCAAAGGAACAACTGCTCCAACACAACCTAAACCACAAGTAGGAACTCCTCCAGCAGGACAGTCTAAACCACCAACTTCAACTACTACCCCACCAAAACCACCAACAACACCAACATTATCACCAGAGCAACAAAAACTTTACCAACAAGGTTATTCCAATAAAGATAATCCCTTCGCAAAAGGAAGAATTCAATCAGAAATTAACAAGTTAACACCAGAACAAAAAAAATTATTCCAACAATATGCTAAAGAAAAAGGTGATAATTGGTCTGGTTATACATTTGAAAGTTATATTTTAAATCATTTAATTAATGAGGGTTATGCTGATACAAAAAAATCAGCAATGAATATTATGAAAAATATGAGTAGAGATTGGAAACAAAATATTATCAAAAATTACTAACATTTAAGACACAAAAAAATGAGAAAAGCATTTCTCATCGCAATTTTATTTTTTAGACTATTCACAAATGATGGTTGGTTTTGTGAGAACAGAAACTCTAAAGTAAAAACTCAACCACCAGAAATTTTTAGATTTATTCGCAGACCTTCTAAAAGAGGTAAAAAGAAAACTAAATTACAAAACAACATTTATTATAATACTGATGTCTGTCGAGAATTCCATTATAACCACCATTCACTCTTCTAGTTACTTCCTCTACTGTAGGATTTTTATCACATAATGCATTCATATTGTTATTATGCCACCAAAAACCAGCACTCGTTGCCGGATATTTTGATGCAACATAATCGACTCCTTCCATAATTCTTGAATCATTCATATACTTAGCAAAAGCAGAATAATTTGCTCTTCCAGTTAATTGAATAAATCCACCACCCTTAAACTTTCTACCATCTCCTGGTTGAGTATTTCCCAAATCCCTTCTTCCTTCATAAGCATCACCAGAGGCAATTTCTTTCATCCATTTACCTCCACCACTCTCATGAGAAATTTGAGAAATAAAATGTCTCATTCTTGATTTAGTATTAATTTTAAATGTATTCAAACAGCGATTTAAATCATTAATTACAGCATCAGAAATTTCACTTTCTTTTCTGGACCAAATATAAGAAAGTTGTTTCTTAGTAATTAATGATTTTACTTCTGGTTTTTTGCGATATTTTTCGGCAAATTCTTCTAAAAGATTATCAGGAATTGTTGCCTGAAGCCACTCCCATGCTGCTTTTTGTTCTGGAGTTTCTTCATAAAACTTTGCAGCATCAGTAAATTTAATAGTCATTCTTATATAAGAATTTTTAGTTATTTATAATAAAAAGAGGGTGGTGAGACCCTCTTATGTGTCTGTTCAGGAAGTGGGATCAAAAATCAGGATCTTTATCATTCCAGTAGTATCTATTTTCATTATCTTTAACTTTTTTACCTAATCTCCTATTTGCTTTATTAGCTGAACCTCTGTCATCCCTATTAAGGACACCAGGCCCAGGTTTAATGGGTCCCGGTTTCCCCCAACGATTTGGATTTCTCTTCAACCCAGAACTACCACCTCTCCTTGTGGGCATATTTTTATCAGCATTTTGTGTTACAGCCGACCCTTCTCTTGCAGTAGCAAGATGTTTAAATCCTTTTTTGATTGCTATCTTTCTTCTTTCACCAGTAAGTTCTTCACAAATACTCTCTCTCCAATCCTCACTCATATTCACCATAATGACTTCTGCTGCTTCTGGTGTTTCAGCATATCCTTCATCAAGTAAATGTGAGAGGATGATGTCGTAGAGGTCTGCTTCTTCTGGAAGTGGTCTAGATGGAGTTTGAGGTCCTAGGACCGGTCCTCTAGAACGCAATTCAGTTCTTACAGAATCTGTACTAAATTTTTTAGGAGGTAAACCGAGTTTACCACGAAGAGCATTAATACCAGTATTAATATTTGTATCTGCTTTTCTAACTACATCTACAACATTAAATTCGTTAAGAACTTCAGGTTGATTATAAACACTGAAATATGCTTCTTGAAGACCTTGTAATTCTTGTTGATTCATCTTACAAATAGTTTTTAATTATTTATAATCTTAACTCTCTTGATAAATGACTTTCCAACCTTTCCATTTTCCTTTAGTTATTGCAGTTCCTCTTTTAGCAGTTCTAGAAATTGTTTGATTCTTTATACCAAGTTTTCTCTCTGCATCATTCATAGAATAAAAAGTATATTCTTTTCCATTAGGTTCAATAATAATTATTGATTTACTACAAACTTCTTTTGTTCTTTCCAATCTTTTTTTAGTATCTTCTATAAATTTTTGAGAATTTTTATAATTTGGATCAAAAATACCTTTTTTATTCAAAAAATTTCTTTTACCAGTAATTTTACCATTATTACTACTGACTTCTTTAGATCTATTAGATTTTTTATATTCTTCACTATGAATACCAATTTTCAATTCAGCACATTTTTTTCCAGTATCCATTTGCATTTTTTTATATTTTTTAGAATTTCTATATTCAGGATTATGAAATCCAAGTTTCATATTTTCAACATTTTTTCCGTTGGAATAATTTATTTCTTTATCAACTATAGGTGGATTATTTGCTTTTGAATTCAAATTATAACAAATTTCTTTACCAAACCACATATCCAATAAAGATTGTTCTAAGATTCTTTCACTAGATTCATCTTCTATTATTTCCCACTCAAATATATCTGGATTTTGTCTTAGAGCATTTTGAAATGGATAATTCTCTTTAGATAATAAATGTTGTCTTTTTCTTTTCTCAAAATCTAAGGTACTTCCAATATAAAATTTTCCATTTGATATATTACGGGCAATATAAGTAATCATATATTATCCTTCTTGATATACTGAAACATAAACAATTCCAGTTTTGGTTAGAGGAAGTATATAATCTTTGAGATCCTTGTTATGCATTCTAATACATCCGTGAGTAGAATAAAGTGGTTGATATGGATCCCAACATTTCGGCCAACCACAAGCACTTCCACCACCATGTATCATAATTCCACCACGACCATATTTTCCTTCTTGATTTTCAAGGTCAATTAAATCAAAACTATACCAACCAAAAGACCTCAATTCTCTAGAATATGATGGTGTCTTTCCAACTCTTTCATAATCTTTATGAATAGTTTCAATTCTATAAAGACCAGGAGGAGTATCAGTATTTGAAAATTTAAATTCATAATCACTTCCCTGCCCTCTTGCAAGTGCTGGAAGTTCCCAAAGTAACTTTCCTTCAAAACTAAATGCCTTTACTTTTTCGGTAATATCATTCACCACTAAATGACTATCACCTTTTTTAAATCCAAAGTCCTTTGGCGTTTTCTTTGGTCCAATCATTTTTAATCTCCGATATACTCTAATGAGAAAATATCATGTTCTTCAATCTCAGGATCTAACCATTCTCTAAATTCATTTTGTATTGCATACGCATTCTCATAATGATGATTATCACATAGTGTATGTATGCGATCAACAGCCCAATCATTTGAAATTCTAAGCAAATTATGAAGCTTCATTATTTACAAAACAAATAGATGATCTCACTTTATCACAATTAAATCCCCATGACAAGTATCTAAATATTAGTAATAATATTTATTTTTATGACTTGGTTTTATAATAATCAACCTTTTGGCGAAATACCAAAGAATATGGAAGGTTTTGTTTATTGTATAACCAATTTAGAAAATCAAAGAAAATATATTGGTAAAAAGCACTTCTGGACTAGACAAAAGGATCGTAAAACTGGTCGTAGAAAAACTAAAGAAAGTAACTGGAAAGATTATTTTGGTTCTTGTGATGAATTAAAAGAAGACGTAAAGACATTAGGAAAGGATAAGTTCTTAAGAGAAATACTTTATATTTGCCCTCATAAGAAATCAATGTCTTATTATGAAACCTATGAACAGTTCACTCGTAATGTTTTAATGAATGAATGTTATTATAATACAAATATTGAAGGTAAATTCTTTGATAGTGAAGTAGAGAATATTTACAATTCAGTTCTTAAGGGTTTTGAATAGGTGTCTTTAAGTAACTTAAAGTAACTTAGCTAATCCTTATCTCCAAACCCAACAAAGGTATTATAGTAATAAAAAAGAGGTTCTGTCAAGAACCTCTTAAAGTTATGTTAAGATATTATAACAATTTATTGAAAAAGTAATATGTTAGTTTAAGAAGTAGTTATTAAATGTTTATTATTTTAAATCCCTCTTATCATCATAAATGCTAGGTCTTACCAATGGTTTGTCACCAAAAGTTCTTTGAACTTTTTTTTCCTGTCCAGGTTCAAGTTTTGTTTGACCTAGGGGCAAATCTAAATGTCTGTTATAATTATTATATCCAGTAGATCGGTATTTAATATTGGGCGTCATACCAGATCTACGCCAACTTGGAGATGTAATATCAGGTTTAAAATAAGTATTGTTTCTATCATCAGTATATGAATTTCCCGAAACACCACCAAGTCTTGATCGATATTCTTTATCTGTTGTAACTAATCCTCCAGCACCTCCTCTATTGAAAGATGTTGATGGTTTTGGTTTTGGTTTTGGTGCTGGTGCTTCTAGATCTGGTTTAGCTATTCTTCCACCACTTAATCTATTAAGTCCATAAGCTGCGATAGCACCCGGATATCCAAATCCTTTAAGAACATTAGTTACTCCATCCTCAACAATACTTTCTCTCCAGTCTTCACTCATATTCACCATAATGACTTCTGCTGCTTCTGGTGTTTCAGCATAACCTTCATCTAAAAGATGAGAGACAATAATATTATTATATGCTTCACTAACAATATCTTGAATGACCTCACCATCCATCTCCATCATCACATAAAGTGCCTCGTCTAAGGTCTCTACGTGCCCCTGTGAGGCGAGATACTCAAGAATAAGGTCAAAAGCATCATACTCGTATGAAGCGTTTAATTGTGCGGTGAATGATTTTTTACCAGAAGGATCATATTTTACCGTTCCCTTTTTACCACCTAAAGTTGCAGCATATTCTTTACCTACTGTAACTTTACCACCTTTTCCACCAGCGGCAGATATTATTTGACCTGTTTCTCCTGAAGGTTTGGGTTTAGCAGTGCCTACGCTATCTGTAGGTTCTCCTCTAAGTGCTGGTCCAAGTTTTCTGGTTTGTTGTAATGCTTTACCAACTAATTCTCTTCCAGCTCCACGAGTTAAAAGTTCATCAGCAGTTAAACCTACTGCACCTGCTACACCAAATTTTCCTAGTTGAGATAAAACTTTTTTTGCAACTGGTTTTGCACCTTGCCAAATATGATGTCCAGCACGTCCAAAAAAACTAACTGGAACACCTTTTAGTTCAGTTAAATATGCCTCATACATCTCTTCCCAAGTATAATCACTTAAGTCATAACCTTCTTCTACAAGTGAATTTACCCAAGTTTCAACTTCTTCCCAGATTTGTTCTTCAGTAAGTTGTATTGACATCTTGTAATTCTTAATTGTTCTATAACCTTATTTATGATATATTAAACTTTTGTTTTATATTTCTCGTATCTTTCTTTTTCTCCTACTTTCCATCCACCTTTAGTAGGAACAAATTCTTTTCCAACTCCAGTTCCTTCAACTCCACCAAGTTTTGATAAAACTTTTCCTGATGGTTTTGGTGTGGTTGGAGTTACTGATTTTGGTGATGTTGGTGGTTTTGGTTTTGCTGATTTTTGAGATTGTTGATATTTGCCAACTTCTCTGGCAATATCTGCACCCGCAAATCCCCATCCAATAGGTCCAGGAATAGCAGAACCTGCAGCGAGAGCAGCACCAGTTTTATCTCCTTTATATAATCTATATCCGGCAAGTCCCAAACCAGCAGCTGTCTGCAATCCAGGAATAAATCTTCCTACTCTACTAGCTAAAGTTCCCAATCCTTCATCAATTTCACCATAAGATTTTTTATAAGCTTCTCTAATAAATTCTTCGTAAGTTTTCATCACTTAATACTTTTTAGGTATTTATAAAAAACCTCCCACGTGGGAGGTTTTATATTTTTATTTAACTGGAGGTAAAGGTGGTATTTTCGCTGGAGGTACTGGAGGTGGAGTAGTTAATTTAGGTAATCTTTTATCTTTTTCCTTAGGTACTGAAGGTGGAGTAGTTAGTTTAGGGAGAGAATTTACTGGAGGTGGAGAACTTACTGGAGGAGGAAGATCTACTGGATGTGGGGGAGCACTTACTTCTAAAATACTCTGTTTCCAATCCTCACTCATACTTACCATAATTGCTTCTGCTGCTTCCTCGGTATCAGCATAACCTTCATCAAGAAGATGCCCTTTAATTATATCAAAAAGATCAAAATGTTGATTCAATACTCTTTCTCTTGCGGATTTGAAAGTGGGTCTAGAAGGAGATCCAACCGCAGCATTTGTATCTCTACTTGCATATCTCACACCAGAATCACTAGCAGCACCCGGTGAAATCGGAACTCTTGGAGCACTTGATTTTGATATCTCTGGTTTTGGTGTCATTTCGGCTTGTCTCTGTTGAGACCTTGTAATCATTTGTTGAATTGAATCATCTTTTTCATATTTACGAGCAGTTGGAGCAGTTGGAGCAGTTGGATTAGGCTTTGGCTTATTCTTAGTTTTATCAGGAGAACTTACTGCTGGAGCAACAGGGGCAGTAGGTCTAGTGGCAGGTAGACGATTACGAGGAGGTTGAGTAGTAGGAGCAGCGGTTCTTGAAGGTGAAGGTCCAATAGGAGTATTTCCACCAGTTGTAGGACCACCTGCAGTTCCTTGGCGTGTTGTACCTACTTGTGATGCTCTTGCTCTTGCAGTCTGCTGAAGTTCTGCTCCTCTGTAATTTGATGGAAGACTTCCAATTTGTGGTCTAGATACTGCAGTTCCTCTTCCAGTCTGTCGGGGAGTTCCAGCATTCATTGGGCGAGCAAATCTTGATTGATATGGTGCATTAGAAATTGGTGCAGTTGCTTGACCAGTGGTTCTAGTCTGCCCCATCTCATTCAAATAAGCCTCATACATCTCTTCCCAAGTATAATCACTCAAGTCATAACCTTCTTCTACAAGTGAATTTACCCAAGTTTCAACTTCTTCCCAGATTTGTTCTTCAGTGAGTTCTTGAGGAGTATATACAGCATTATATGCTTCCATCAATCCCTGAACTTCATTACTTGTAATTCTATACATTTTTTTCTGATATTTTCTTTATACTTTTATTTATAAAAAAAGACCTCTAAAAGAGGTCTGGAATACTATCATCCAACCACTGCTTCGCATAATCATAATCACCAAAAATGGTTTTATCATTATCTGCAGCGTCTTTATATAATTGAATTATTTCTTCTATACTTAATTCATCAGAGTTTAAATCCTGCGAATGCATCGTTTTTCATATCTTGTTTGATGCCACCAATCAAATATTGCTCAATTTCTACTTCTTGAGGTGCGTTTTGTAAGGATTTAGAATTCAACCAATGATCGGTCCATGGAAGAGGATTGTTCTTAGCAGGAATATCATAAAGTGGACGAAGACCAATTGCCTTCATTCTACGGTTGGCAATCCACTCAACATACTGTTGAAGTAATTTATCATTCAATCCAATCATAGAACCGTTTTTGAAGAGATATTCCGCCCATAATTTTTCTTGATTTACAGCACTTTCAAAAGTTCTTGTAATCCAAAATTCCTCTTCATTCCAGATTTTTTTCATATCTGGGTCATCACCTTCCTTCCATTTATTGAGAATGTTTTGTGTAATTACAAGGTGTTGATTTTCGTCACGAGCAATCAATGAGATAATTTTTGCACTTCCTTCCATAAGCTTGAGTTCGCCAAATGCAAAACTGCAAGCAAAACTAACGTAAAAGCGTATACCTTCAAGAATATTAACATTTGCAACTGCTCTGAAAAGTTTTCTTTTGAGTTCATATCTTGTGTCCTGTGCGTTCGGAACTTGTTCTTGTGCATATTTCCAAACTTCAGATGAATCATACATATGTGCATTATTGATGAAATCATTATATGCCTGAGTTACACTCACGGCACGTTCCATAATTCTTTCATCATTTAAAATAGTATCAAAAACATCTGAAGGATCTGAATAAACGTTCTTGATGATATAAGTATAGGAGCGAGAATGAATCATTTCCATAAACTCCCATACTTTCATACAGGCTTCTAATTCTGGTAGAGAACAATACGGAACAAATGCCATACCAGGACCACGACCTTGAACACTGTCAAGCATAATTTGATACTTTAAATTAGAAGTAAAAATATGTTTTTGTTCGGGACGAAGAGTTTGATAATCCCCTCTATCTTTTTGAAGAGATATTTCTTCTGGTCTCCAAAAATAACTTAACTGTTGTTGAGTAAGTTTATCAAAAACTGGATACTTATAAGAATCGTATCTCTGCAATCCTAAAGGTTGACCTAGAAACATAGGTTGTTTCTTTCTATCAACGTCTTCAGAATTAAAAACTGTAATAGAATCAACCATTTGTTTCTCCGATTTTACTGAGGTAATAAACTCCATATTTCTCCTAAATTAAATTGTACAACTTTCACAGGAACTTTCATCAGAACTCATAACTTCATTTATAAGAGTTTCAAGTTCTTGTTTTTTAATTGAAATATCATCCACTTCTTCATCAGATTTAATGTCATATGTGTTTTGGTAATATGCAGTTTTATGACCCATAGAGTAAGAATAAAGCATATCGTGTGCCATTACAGAAACAGGAACTTCATTATCTGGGTAATTCTCTGGATTATAGGACCAGTTTCCAGAAATCGCTTGATCGAAGAATTTTTGCATAACTGCAACAATATTAATATAACCAGTATTCCCAGACATATCCCAAAGCAACGTATAGTTGTTCTTAAGAGTTTGATACTGAGGTACAATTTGCTTAAGAGGACCTTTTTTGGACTTCTTAACGGACAAATATCCACGAGGTGGTTCAATTCCGTTCGTCTCATTTGACACAACGGAACTGCTCTCCGATGGCATCTGTGCCGACAATGTTGAGTTCCTAATACCGTATTGCTTGAGTAATTCCCTAAGATGATCCCAATCATATTTTAAGTTATTTGGAACTATTTTATCGACATCTTTTTTATATGTATCAACTGGCAAAATGCCATCAGAATACTTTGTTTGATCGTAATAATTACAAGCACCTCTTTCTTTCGCAAGATTTATAGATGATTGAATAAGATAATATTGGAATGCTTCACTTAAATCATGAACCAATTCCCATGCTTTTTGCTCTTCATATTTTACATTGTGTTTTGCAAGATAGTGTGCCAATCCAATATATCCAATTCCAAGTGCCCTACGATTTTTTGTGAAATTTTCTGCTGCTTTTACTGGATAAGTTTGATAATCAATAAGTTCATCCAAAGAACGGACAGAAAGATCGCAAAGACTTTCTAGCTCCTCATTTGATTTAATTTTTCCAATATTTACTGCTGAAAGAATACATGTAGCAATTTCTCCATTTTCATCATCAATGTGTTGAATTGGAGTAGTTTTAAGAGTAATTTCCTGGCACAAATTTGACATTGTAATTTGTTCTTTAAAAGAACTATGAGAGTTACAATGATCTATATTCATAATATAAATACGACCAGTTTCAGCACGCTCTTTAAGAAGATCTAAAAATAATTTTTGAGCACTAATAGTTTTTCTTGGAATAGTGTTATTTTGTTCATAAGAAACATATAACTCATCAAATCTATCAGTTCCAAAAGCATCATAAAGACCAGGAACTGAGTGTGGAGAGAAAAGTGATATTTCTTGATTGTTGATAAAGCGTTCATAAAAAAGTTTGCTAATTTGTATGGAATAATCTAGTTTACGAACACGATTATCTTCAGTACCCTTATTATTTTTCAGTACAAGAATATCTTCTATTTCTTGGTGCCAGATTGGAAAGTGGACAGTTGCTGATCCACCTCGGATGCCATTTTGAGTGCAACTTCGGACAGTCGCTTCAAACTTCTTGAGGAAAGGGATAACACCTGTGTGTTGAACTTCTCCGTTTCTGATTTTACTGTTGATGCCACGGATTCTACCTGCGTTGATACCGATGCCCGCCCTTTGAGAAACATACCTAAAAATTGCAGAATCACTAGACTCGATACTACGGAGGGTGTCATCAACATCAACAAGAACACAGCTAGCAAACTGTCTAAGTGGAGTTCGCACTCCCGCCATGATAGGTGTGGGAATGTTGATTTTGTGCTTTGAGATTGCGTCATAGTACCTCTTAACGTATTCTAATCGTGTTTCTTTGGGATACTTGGAAAAAATAGTAGCAGCAATCAAAAGATACATAAACTGTGGGGTTTCATAAACTTGCCCCGTACTTCTATCTTGTACAAGATACTTATCAACTACTTGCCTAAGACCAGCATAAGTAAAAATATAATCTCTATCGTGGTCAATAAAAGATTGAAATTTTCTAAAATCTTCTTCAGTATATAAATCAAGAATTTCAGAATCATAAACACCTAATTGAACACATTTTTGAACATGTTCAAATACGGTAGGACATTCGTGCATAAGTCCAAATAACTTCTTACGAATGGAAAATAAAAGTAACCTTGCAGCAACATATTGATAGTTAGGATGCTCCAAATCTATCAAATCAGATGCGGATCTGATTAGGATTTCTTGTATTTCTGCAGTTGTAATTCCATCATAAAATTGAATTCCAGATTGCATTTCAACTTGAGAAGCAGAAACACCAGACAGATCTTTACATGCCTCTTCAACCATTAAATGAAGTTTATTCAAATCCAATGATTCAGTTGAACCATTTCTTTTTACTACTTGTGTTCCGTTACTCATACTTTTTTCCATTGATTAAACTTTACCTTTGCTTCTAAACCCGAATAAGTATTTAATTTTAGCATCTCCATAACATTAAGTCCAGCGAGAACGCAATCATTAACATCTTTTTGTATAACGTTAGAAGGCCAAATCACTACCTTATCACCTCTATCGATGGTTTTTGAGATTCTGTTGACGATTTCTCTGTTGCGTGGTTCATTATCAAAAACCCAAATATAATCGCACCAATTAAACGACCTAATATCAATGTCGGACCCGCACATAGCAACAGAGTTTTCAACGAATTCCGAGTCAAACGGTCCTTCAAGAATATAAACCGTTTCATCTTTATTAATTTTATTAAGTCCATAAATTTTTGGTATATCATCAACAAGCATGACGGTGATATATTTATTTGGCGAAGAGTTAAGTGATCTTCCTTGAAATCCAAAAATATCTCCATTCTCAGACAAAAATGGAATTATAATTCTAGACTCTTCGTATTTTAAACTTTTTTCGTCAAAAGTGTAAACTTGACTGTTTACCCATTCTTTAAACTTTTCAGCATAATAAAAATTATTTGGATTTAATTTTCTATCTAAAAGATATTTTTTTGCTTCAGGATTTGACGATGCTTTTGGTATATCTAACTTTTTAAAAAAATTAGGTTTCTGAAAATTTAATTTGGGTTCTTCAACAACAAAATTTTTGCCCGTAAATCCTTCTTTAAATTTTTCAAGACAATACTGTTGATGAAGAACTATATCTATTTTTTTGAGAAAATTGTTAAAGGATAAACTGGAACCACAATTATGGCACTTAAAATTTGTATTATTTTTTACTGAATAAAAATATCCTCTAGATTTATTTTTGTTCTTTTGCGAATCACCACAAATAGGACATCGGAAATTATAAAGATCTGCTTTTACTCTTTTAAATTTTTGTAGACGTGATGATACTAAACCAATATACTTAGAATCAATTAAATCCATTCACAAAGTATCAGAGGTCTATAGTTTATCAGTTCTTAACCTTTTTGTCAATTATTGACATTCTGTTGGTGAAGATGTCCTTGACGCTGCATTTGCATTTCTGATGGTGTCCACCACCCAGAAGCAAGCGTAGAAAATGCTGTTGTTAAAATTGCCAAAAGAACCCCACACCCAACGGTCATCCACTTTATTTTTCCTATCTCTTTTACTTCTATTTCCATTTTGTCAATTCTCTCTGAAACTTGATCATGTTGTTCTCTATTTTCATCTTTTAACTCATCAATCATACGTGTAATTAAGTCGTCAGTTTTACCACACTGACCTATTTTTTCATCATGAACGGCAAGCATTTTACTAATATTTTGATTTGCTTTTCCAACAAGTTGAATTGCCTCATCAATTTTTCTCATCATTATCTCATATGAAGACAATCTCTCCTCAAGTACAGCAATTTTAGTGTCTGCAGTTGTATTTTGGTTGAACATTTGTATTAGTTGCCTGATTTTTGGACCTCTCATTCTTTTATCAGAGAAACTAATATCTTTTCAACAAGTTATACTTATATTTATTTCTTTTTCTTCTTTCTCTTTTTGCCTAATAAGTCTGTTCTATAAAATAATGGAAGTCTTCTCATAAGACTGGATCTTCCGTCAGGAATACCTGGCATAAGTTTATCATACCCAGCAACAGGACCTTTTGGATCTGCGGCACCAGTATATCCACCAGCACCAACTACCATTCCCTCTTCTTTTAAGGTGCGAATAATTTCAATTATTCTATCTATTTTATCCATTAGATTGCCTGTAATTTTGATAAACAAAATTCATCAATTTCAATATCATGAATTGGAGTTCTTGGATACTCCGGAAAGCGATTTAAAAATACAAGAAAACTTTTAATAGAAGGCCACAGTTCCTTTTCTAAATTATAAAATAGTAAAGGAACTGCAGCCTCATCAAAAACATTAAAAAGAATAATCAAATGATTTAATATCAAATGAATTTTTAATTCACCAGTATTTTTGTATTTTTTTAACAATCTTTTGATATATCTAATTCTTTTGAGATCTGACTCAAAATCCTCCATAGTCAATGCTTGAGGATTATTGTAGAATTTTATAGCAAATATTAAATAATTATCTTCATTCAGTTCATCAAATCTCATATCATGTTATCAAGCGTAAGTCAATCTTGCGGAATTAGAGAATACTGTAGTTGCGTTAGTTGTAGATACTCCAACTCGGAAATATGTTCCATTTGGCCTGTCGCCTGTAACTGTAGTGGAAGCAATTCCAACTGTTGGTGTATTGACATCACTGTAAATGGCATTAGCAGTAAGATTAGACCAAGTTGAATTATCTGTAGAAGATTGCCATTGATATGAAAGAAGAGCATTTGGTGATACTGAAGCAACAACACTAAATGTAGTATTTTCTGTCGCAAGAATACCTGTTCTATTTGAAGGATTGGTAACAATTGTAATTGTATAATCCTTGAATACACTATCATCAGAAGCATCATAAGAAGATGTAGTAAGAATTCCACCAGCAACTAAAACCTCACTTTTTACTCTTAAATTTCCATGAGTATCAACATATGTCATAATGCCGACCCATCCACTATGAGCAACAGCATAAGCAGCAGCTTTTCCACCAACTGATGTCACAGCAGCAGAACCAACTTCATATTGATCAACACCAAATACACCAGTAAATACTGGACTTGTTGAATATCCTACTGTTTTCGATTCTGGTGCCCTATAGACAGAATCAAATAAAGTATAAATTGGTTCTTCTGAAATAAAATATGTAGTAGATGGAACAGTTGTAATTCCAGTTACAATTCCAGCAGTGGAAGCAATTGAAAGAGTTGTAGAAGTAAATCCAGTAATTACAGCATAACCATAAGTTGCTCCAGCACCAACTGTTATAACATCTCCAGTTTTAATTCCTGCTGTAGAAAAAGTAACTACTCCCACACTTCCAGTTACTTGTGCTGTGGAAGTTCCTAAATTAACCTGAACGGTTCCGTCAGAATAGACTAAATCTTTATTGCCCCAAAGAGACATGTTTCCTTACCTATAATTCTTTTATATTGATATTTATAAAAAAAGGAGACGTTAGTTTGTCTCCTTTTTATTTTGTTTTACTTAGTTTCGGGAGTTGGATCTTTTGCCCCTTTCTTTTTTAGTTGCTCTCTAACTTGAAGTAGAGCAAAAGAAAGAATACCATTTGACTTAAATTTAGGTATAGCACCAAGAAGTTCAGAAATAATTAGAGCAATAGTAGCAAGTGCTGCTTCATTTGCTGCTACCCAAGCCATAAATGCTGCTAAGGTCATAATGTCCTCCGTGTGAAGAGTATCCTGTAATATTTAGGAATTAAAATTGCCAATTACCACTCCTATCTCTAGGAGTTCCAAATCTTGGGTCGTTTTCTATGTTTGGTCTTCTTGGTTTGGGTTTATACTTAACTGCTCTATTACTATTATGTTTTTTTACATCAGGTCTGTTTTCTCTTTCTCCAGGCTCATCCATTTCTCTTTCGAAAATTACTTCACCATCTTCTAGTTCATATGAAGAAGAAATAACTTTAGATGCCCTCACAGCAAGGGTATCAAACTTTCTGCCGCTTTTTAATCTACGATTTGCTTTAGGTGTTTCTGATTTTGGTGTAGATTGAGTAACTGCTCCAGGTTTTGCAGTTCTTGTCATTCCAGCAAGTGCTAATGATGCCTGGTGTGCAAGTTCTTCTTTTCTTTTACGCTCTTCTTCTTGCTTCTTTCTTTGTGCTGGAGTAATAGTTCTTGCCATTCTTTCTTCTCTAGAACGAAGTTTTTCATCAATAACTTCACCTTCTGGTTCATATCCAGCAACCATAATTAGGGGTTGTTTAATTCCAGTTTTTGATCTAATTATATTTTTTAGCACATTTCCCTTTGCGTAATCTCCTCTTGTATCTCTTTGTTCTTCTTCTGGTTCGCAAGAAGTTTCTTCTTTAACTGATTTTTTATGCTTTGGTAGACCCTTATGTTTCGTTTTAGCAAAATCACGAATTTTCTTTTCACTCATACTATCAACAATTTTAAGAACTTCATCACT